AAAAAAATATTCTACTGCTTGATTTGTTGTTTGTTCATCGGCCCAATCAAATGATTTAACTACTAGCATTTTCAATGACATCGGGCCGCAAACATCTAATAAACTCATTAGTCTATCAGCATGTTCTGCAATAGGGTTAATTCGTTTACTTTGCAATGCAAAATGCATATTTTTTTCTATATCTATTAATGCTTTATCGGCAGCAAGAAAATCTTGCAAATTTAATTCCATGCTAGTATTTTCAGAAAAATGATTTACTATAGCAAGCTTTATTAAATGGACTTTTTTTCGACCATAATAATATTTCAATTTTGGGTCATCATTTATACGATATGTATCTTGCTTATGTAATACCCAGTCTGTAAACCATTCTTCCGCATCCGGTAACATACGAACTTCACCAAATAATTTAGCTATGTTTACAAGATGCTTCTTCAATTCTATTATTGATTTTCTTTGCTCATCATCTATAATTATTTTTACAATTCTATGACGTGGTTTTGCACCCCATATAAATATGACACGGCTTGTAAAGCCTTCATTAATCATCATATTAGATATATTTTGTTGTATCCACTCTGGTGTGCAACAGCCTAAGAAATTAATACACATATTAGCTATGTCATCTTTTCCTTGTGTTTTTGTTGAACGTTTAAAACTACCACAGTTATAGCCTTGTGTTAGAAAACGAACCAAGTCATTACTTTTATCTCTAAAAAGTGTTCCCATTTCTTCGCCAAGGCAAAAACTCATACTTGCATGAGTATAGAAATCTTTCTTTCCACCATTACTATATTCGACCGTTCTAGTAGCATTAACTAATTCAATAAATAATTGTTCTAGTGTTGTTGAATCAGGAGAAATATTTACTAAGCTTCTATATTTTGCATTTCCTGATTTGTCCAAATAAACTTCCATAAGAAATTTCAATATTTCTGTTGATTTAACTGCTGGCAAAGACTTACCAACTGCCGGTTCGCCTACAAATACAATATAAATATTTGGAAAGACTGGGAATTCTTTGTCTCCATACCACACTTTACGAGACAAACAACTTGCTATCATGTAATAGAAATTCCATGATATAAAATGGGTTGGAGATTCCAAATCTTTTAGAAAAAAGTGATACTTTTCTATGTTGAGCATTTGATAACATATTAAAAAAAGTTACGAGCTACAAAATTAGCCCAATTAGTGTAATATTTTATTCGTGGAAGATAGAAGATATTGCTATGGTAATGTGTGCCAATAATATCTATTTTTGATTTATTTAACATAACAGCTATAGTAACTTGTTCTATTAAATTATTTGTCGCCATTTTACCATTGAATACAAGAAACCAATTAGCTAGTTTAATTGTATTTATAATAAATTCTGTATAATCTGCCCACGGTTTAGATATATCACGTTGTAATTTTGGCAGTTCAACAATTGTATGTCCAAGTGAATGTATAAATTCATGCTCTGTTTGCGGATACATTATAAGATTTGCTGTAGTAGTTACAATGACTGACATATATTTATAAATCTTTCAGCACGTTGCATAATTGCTGGATGAATTATTATATTTCGTTTATATCCAGTAATATACGCTGGCGCATTCCAGAGTAAGTAGAATTCACGTAATGTTGGTTGACGATTATACATTCTTTTGAATGTTATTAATCTAGCTTCAATAATTTTTGTTGCAATTATTTTTGCATGCTTTGGATTAGCTGGTTTGTAATTATTTCCATTAGCATAATATTGCCAGTTCTTAGGTAAAATTTGATAACGACTTACTTCTTGTCGTCGACCAATTTTACGATCTGCGCTGCAAAATGTATTAGTTGTTGGATTTGTTTCTATCCACGAAATTGCTTTAAGTAGTATATCATTAGTATAGCCATCAATAAATGAACTAATTACTAATGGCACAGTCTGTTTGGTGAATAATTTATAAAATATTTTTAGCAGACTTCTCATTTATCTGCCTTTCAATTTCAGTTTGAATATCTGGTGGTTGATGATTGGGAGGTTTAATTAATTTTCCTGCGTTATCTATATAACTACCCGGTGCGAATTTGGCTAAATTATTATTATCAACTAACTCTTGAATTGGTTCATCATCTAAACCAAAAGATGATAGTGTTCCAGTTACAACTACTTTAAGATCAGCACAACCATCTACTGTTTCAATAAGATTGAATTTATTTGTATCTTTTAATATAAAATGCTTTGAATTACTATTAAATTTAGTAAGATTTAATTCAAATCCTAAAGCTTCAACAGTTTCAAGAGCTTCTTCTAATATAAGCTTAGCTCGAAGAAATCTTAAAATGAGTGTTGGCTTATTTATAGGTGCATTTGGAACTTTTTGTTTTGCCAAATGCATGAATTGTTCGACACGTTTTTGATGCTTGGATTTCATAATTTAGTAAATTCTTGTTTTATGATTTCAAGAGCTTTTTCCCATGTTTTTTGGCCTGTAAAATTACTCAAGGCTATTCTTTCATAATAATCAGCAGCTATTGGATCATTTGATTTTTTTAGCAAAGCATTTAATGCGGCATCAGCAGCTACTTTATGTGCAATTTCCTCAAAGCTTTGGAATTTAGTAATTATTTTATCTTGCAATTCTGTCATATTCATTTTGTGCTCTTTCAGTTAATTCACTAACGATTATTTGTAGTCTTTCTGCTTGCGGAATTATAACATCTAAAGCTAAACCAAGTTCTATAAAAAAATGCATGCTTAGTTTAGCATCACTATAATTACCAACTAAATTTATATAGTCCAATTTAATTTTAAGTTGATCAGTTGGTGTAATTACTTTGTTATTATTACTATTAATTTTTAATGATTCTTTAACGTGGGTGCTCATAGATTTCATCTGAAATTTAATTAATCATTTTTATGTGTTGGGAATCTTACTGGTTGATTATGAATAATATGACTTAAAACAACAATAAGATTCATCAATGACTTTTCATGTTTATCGAAGAACGCAAGCTTTTGCTCATATAAATAAAATCTAATTTTATGTGCTAGATTATCCATACAAGTGCATCCGATACCATGATCAGGATGATTTTCATCATGTTTAATGATTTCAGCTACAGTATTCTCAAGTAATCCATTCATAATTTTATTTCTTGTAATCCTTGTGGATTTTTCTTTTCATGATATGATCCCCAATTATATCCAACAGCAGCCTCAGATTTCATCTGGAATTTAATTCCTGTTGGACTTATTAGTTGTTTTTCGATATGGCTTTTTATCTCTTTTGCTACAGTTAATTCGTTACCAATAGGGCATTGAGTTAATAAACTATCAAAGCCATTTTGTAGAATATCAAATCCCTGCAAAACTTGGTCTCCTTCATTTATTCTATTCTGCAATTCTGTCATAGCCATATTAGTTATAGTGCCTACAGTTGATTGTGGTATCCAAGCATAAGCTTCCTTGAATAACTTATCTCCCCATGGCATATTGAAATTGCGAGGAAAACCAAATAAATTATGTAAGATTCTACCACGTTCAAGTTGATCTCTTATCATACAATGCCACTCGCGTAATTCTGGAAAAATACTATGATAAATACCAAGTATCTTTCCACATTCAGCTAATGTTAAACGAAGCATACCTTCAGATTTAATCATTATTTGCATTTGTAACATAGCAGCATCAATATCATAATTACTGGAATGACATGTAAATTTTGCTATGTAGTAATGACGGTATCTTGGATCATCTGCATTATCACTATCTCTAACATATTTTTCTAATTCTTTCCAACGTGGAATAGCAAGTAAATTCTTAATAGGAGAATGCAAAAAATGATCAATATCGTGTATATCTAATAATTTTGCCCAATGCATTGGAATTATGTGCATTGCTACATATACATGTGGTTTAATTCCATATTTAAATAATGAACGAAAATTACCATCACGGCATAGATAAGCTACAATTAATGCCTCGGCTCCAGCTTGATCTATCTGAACGAATATCTTACCTGTATCTGGCTCAACAATATGCCTAAGTTTCTTGGACCAATTTTGCATATTGGTTCCAAATCCTTTGAATGTTGACCTGAATTTGAATAATGAACGCGATGCAAGTCTGAACGATTCAGTGCCGCCCACAAGCCAACTGCAAGTAATACGATCATTTTTAAATAATTTGAATTTTAGTGTGCTTCCTAATTTACTTGCTTCACGAATTGCAATAATTAAACGTATGCTTGGAACATTATATTCTGCATGAAGTTGCAGTAAATTTATTTCACGTGTTGGATCATTAAATGGTTTGGGCAAACCAAGATATTCATATAAATAATCACATACTTGATCAGAAGAACGTGGATTAAGTTGGCGATTAGTTACTATATTTAGCATCCGCTGTAATTGTTCTTTACGTGCCTCAAAATTATCATACAATTTACATAATGCTTCAGTATTAACTTTTGCGCCTTTTAATGTCATCATCATGCAAGAATATACAGAAGCATTTGCTTGCTTTACACTATTTATTGCATTAAGTTGTTTGGCATAAATTAGTATTTTACTATATAGTAAAGCACTGGTGTAAATATCTTTACCATTATAATGCCATAATGAATTATCCTGCGTGTCATCATTAGGTTCATATGTAGTCGCTTCATCTTTGTGAAAAGATAAATCTAAGTATAAACTAATACAGTGTCCTAATGATTTCTCAATTTCAGGATAACAGCGACAATGGGCAAGCATAGTATCAAAAATATGTTTTCCAAATAATATTCTATAATCATTTGCAAGAACAAGCAAGTCGAAAGAAATATTATGACCAACAACAACATTATTATTAATTGCAATAGTAAGTGCACGCAATATATTAAGAATTGCTATTTCATCATATGCAAATGTATTATTATATCGTTTGATTGGAACTACGTAAATTTCGAATGGCGGAGAAGAACTGAAATAATAATCATTTTTGAAAAAACAAAAACCAAAACAAGTAATATTACGGTATCTGTCTGTTTCTATATCAAGAACAAATTTCTCATTTTTATGTGCTTGTAGTATATTTATTATTTCACCAGATGGTGAATATATATGGTAATTAGCTGCGGGATACTGTTCAATACGGCCAGAACTATTAAGTATCCGAAGAGCTTTTTTAATATCATGATACAACCAAAATCTAAAATTATCACGGGCTGTTCTTTGATAATCTTTCTCACTGGCTGCTGCATCTTCACTCTCCTTTTTTCCATACTTTTGTCTATCCATTGCATCTTGCGGTGCAAATGTTGGAATATAGCAAATATCATTTATATAGAACGGTGCTCCTCTATTTGGAGTAAATGATTTGCTTGGCTGATATTTTTTATATGCTGCCTCTCCTAAGAGAATTACTACCTTAGTTTCTGGAAGAAGATCAGTATTAACAGTATTATCACGAATATCGCAATTAATCCTGGAAATAGGTAGCAAAATCTTTTCAAAAAATTGACCAGCATAACCTGATATTAATTTATTCTCATCGAAACGAGACGGTTCACCTAAAATTATTGTTAATCCATTATATAAATTTAATGGTGAATGATGCATAAATTACTTACTAATAATTGAACCAAGCATTTGTTTTTTCAATGCACCAAGATAAAATATGCAGTCTATGATTTCTGCACGTAATTCAGGAAAAGCTGGCCGATCAAGAATATTATCGCTATGTTCACGACTTCCAGCACAATATTTAATTATTGCATCTTGACAAAATTCACGTAAACACTCTATCATAAATGCACGTGAATTTTCAGGCATTAATTGAAAATCACATTCTGGAATAGTCAACGTAATCTTTATCTTTCGATTTTTGCTCATAACCAAGTAATTGTTTGTGCACACTAATAACTGTAGGAAATGATGGATCAAAAATTAACACAAAACCTGGTAAAATATCTTGTGTTAATATAGCTTCCGGAGATATATAAATTTTTTCTCCGTTTCCACTGGTAAAATATATTTTACCATCAGCCAATTTTGCGCTCATGTTTTCTGTTAATTGCATCAGTTAATTTGGACTTTCCGAGTTTATTAAGTGTTCCATAAACATAAGCATCTTTATGTTTGCCTGTTAAGCCTTTGGCTTCGCGTGATAATTTATTGTGTAACCATTTTGGCATATTTATTTTTTAAAGCAGCTATTTTTTCTTTACGGTCAAAAATTAATGATACAATTAATTTTTCTAAATCATAAATCATAGAAGATGCTACTGATTCAGGCAATGCATTTACAATCATAAGACTTTTAATAGTGCCTATGTTACCTTTAACACGAAATATATAACTATTATATTGTCTTGCAATTATTTGAGCTGGAGTCGTTTGTCTCATATTAATTAAAAAGGCTCCCTATAATGGTTTATAATCGGGGAGATTACCTTACATAATAGGAAGCCTTTTGGTCAGTTTTTAGAGGAATTATGTATTTTTTGCCTCCTTGAAATTATTGAGCAGGCTTATCAATAAGCATAGAAATTTTTCTATTGTAAATAACAACTGGTTCACCCGTGTAAGGATTTAGCACGGGTTGCTTTGTTTCTTCATTAAGCATTTGTCGTGATTCTGATTTGCAGACTGCTGCAAATTCAAGACCTTTCAACATGGCCGGTTCATAACCAGCTAAATCTTCAACTTTAATTTGTGGCATGCCAACCGCTTTATGTATGCCATTAATAGCGAATAATGCTTTTTCACTTAATGAAGTATACTGTATAATTTCTAAACCATTAATATCAATAACTTGTCCACGCAAATTAATACCAGGATGATTAATAATTTCTACTGTTGTAACCACCATTGGTTGCTTCTTGCTTGATAACTTTTTCTCTGCATCTGTAATGCGTAAAAAATATGCATCAAGTGGCAATTTGATTTCTTCTGGACTAACAGGGATAGGATTATCTTCACTCATATGTATTTCTATTGTTTAACTAACTACTAATTACTATTTCAATCCATAATATTCCGTTATTCTATTACAGACAAATAGCAAATCATTTTGAATTTTCGGTTGGAACATTTCAGCAGGTGACTTTGCTGCTGAAATGCCATCATGGCTGGTAAGAAAACTAAATGCCGTATTCGTCGTTCCAGCTTCGCGCATTACATCAGTCCACAAAACTAATGTAAACTCTTTTTCTATTTTACCTTCCCAGGCCTTACCCGAGACAGCACAGCGTCTGCTATGAAATTTAGTTCCATTTGGATTCATCATTTCAACTAGCTCGTCAATAGCTAAAATAATGATAAATTTACTAGTGTTCTTTTTAATGCGCTCCAGTAAATCAAATATACGTTGATTATATTCTTTATAAATATCATAACCTTTAAAAGTTTTACCACAAAGATTTAGTTGAAACTCACAATATTTTGTAAAACTATCTAGCACTATGTATTTGATTTCTGGATCACGAAGTGCAGCTTGAATTGCTTGATCTATTTTGGCTGGTATTTCTTCAGTAACTACTTTAGTAAAATTAAATGCATTTCGGAAGGGAAGTGTTTTGTTTTCAACATTAATAATGCAAGTTTGGGCGGGAGGTAAATTACGAATACTATAACTCTTGCCTGTTCCACTTCCACCTACAATAAGAGTTACTGGAAATGGTTTATTAATAACTGTTTTTTCTGCTGCAATTTTGTTCGCAGCCTCAATGATATTTATATTATTATCGCTCATTATGTTTTTGACTTTGTGAATAGTTATAAAGCAACTGGCATGCCAAGTTATAATGTATTAATCTTGGAATGCTAATGGATTATAAGTAATTCTTTGCATATTTGCTTCAATAGCTTGTGTTTGAATCTGCTCCGGAAGCTTACAATAATCAAAGAACTTACACGGATAAAATCTGCCATTGCAACAAGTGAAGTTTGGCTTAATATAATGTGCATCAAGCATTTCTACTAACAATCCAATTTGCTGGTGCGCCCATGTTATAAATTCTTCCATTACTGATTGTGGGTAAGTTATAATTTGACTTTGCGATATTTGTAAACCATCAAATTTACCATCTTCATTAAAAGTATTTTTGTAGAGAAATAATCCATTAATTACTAGTGGCAAATAACCTTGTTTAGTTAATTGGTTATAGCACCAGCTATAAAACATGCCTTGAATAGATAATTCATATTCTTTGAAAAATTTACTCAAAGCACTTTGGCCTTTATGAAAAGGCGCATGTGTTTTATGATCAACTAAACAAACAGTGCCTTCATAATCTGATATTAAATCAATGGTGCCAACTAAATATATATCTGTTATATTTGACATTGTTGTATGTTTTAAATATGGTATCTTGAACTTAACTTCAAGTACTGGTTTATTATCATTATCAGTTAATAATTTGAATGGATACCCTACGCGATAATAATAGCGAATTGACTTAATTAAATGTATTGGTGTTCGCCATTCATTTTGTGGAATGAATTGTGTATATGGTTCATAATAAGCTACAGCAAGATCAATAGCTTTAGCTAAGTTTTCCCCACTATAAAACGCTTTTAATGCACGATGCATTGCATTGCCGTATGCTGCTTTATATGATCCATCTACACTTTCTCTATAACCTTGCACTACCATATAATTAAATCTACGCAAGCAAGCTGATTCCTTTAAAGCCGAAGCATCAATTAATATTTCCATATTATTACCATGTTTTTAAATTGTGAAACATTGAATCTTCGCCTGTATAAACACAAGCAATATGCGGACCTTTATGACCTTTTGCTCTAGTGCAAACATAGCCTAGTCTGTCCAGATAATCATAACCACAATTCCAAGCTTTATGTCTGCATAGCCTACGCTTAGCTGTGCATTTAATACGTTGATTTTTTTTCATAGATTTTCTCCATGTTTTGATAAAGAGTTAATAAATGGTTTTACTGCTGAATCAATTACTTTATCTGATTCAAACTCAATACCGCAGTTACTGCATACTTCTGGGCCATCTTTAATGTATGGCTGATCATCTTGTCTATTTAATCCGCCCAAATGAACATTAAAATAGTGTGGCATATCACAACGGGGGCAATAATATGAAAAATCCATGTTATAATTCTACCTCTCTTAATAATTTAATTGCACTGCAAGCAATGGATCCAACTGGAGCCATTTTTACTAATATTTCGACATTATCACTTATTTTAACAATATCAACAGATTCATCCGATATTTTTTTAAGCGACGCTTTTGACATACTATTAAATAATTGCCAAAATGGTTCAATATCTTTATCAGTAACTACAATCCTTTTTATTTTTTGTGGTTGTCTTACATTGCAAACATAGCAGCGAAAGTAAGATTTATCTTTGAATGAAATAAAATTTTTTACTGCTTTTTTTGTGCTGAACACAAATAATTTTGAACCTTCTAGTTTTGGCATAATCCACTCATTAAGTATATACTTAATAGAATATTGACTATACAATTCAAGATTTAAAATATTAAGTATAGATTTATTATCTAACGTGGTTAATTTATAGTATGTTTTCATCCATTTCCTCCAATTCTCGTGCCATTTTTTGTAATTCTGCCATAATGTTTTTACATTCTTTCTTTTTCTTTGATTTCTTTGGGCTAATATCTTTTAATTCTTCTTCTGGTTTATCATGCTTATTCAGCTTGCCACCAAGTTCAGCAAATTGATGATGCTTATTTTCTATACTTATACTATCAACAAGCAATAATTTTAATTGCTCATTATCCATAGCAATTAAAGCTTCTGTAGTATAGCCGAGAATTTCTTCAATTGTTGCCATATTTCATGATTTTACCATAGTTATAGACTTGTTATCTATTGATATTTCAATTGAAGTTCCTTCAATCAAATTTCTAACCCATTGAATGTCCGCTGTGGTTAAATCAAGATTAATTAATCGCAGAATAGTTTCACTTGAAGCTAACCATGATTCAATCTTATCTTTCCATGTTTCAATCAGATCTTCAGAAGCATGAAAATCTGGCGTTATTCTACTTGTAGGAAATGATACAATTATTCCCTCGATTTTATGCCGGAATTTTATCATTCCGCGTAGCATTAATAAATATTCAATGGAAGGCAATGATTCTGGAGCGTGATCTTTAAATAAATTATAATGATCAATAATCCAACGCAAACCATCGGTTATGCGTTGCTTCATAGTGCCTGGAGCAAGCCGTTGATTTTTGAATGGAACAATAATATCCTTATTTATTTTACTTTTGTCCAACATGTGAACAACAGCCTGTGTATAAATAGGTAGAAAGCGTATTGCATTATTGATGCAATAGCTACTTCGTTTTATGATTGGTCTGTTGGTTTGTGGCGGCATAAATTATATTGTTTGTGTGTGCAACCACTCCTTGTGTTCAAAAGTAGGCTTTTCGCCTTCCTTACTACGCTTAGTGTTGAATGATTCGTAAATACGAATATTTGTTATGTTTTTTGTAAAATTATGAAAACGCAACAATGCCCACCGAATTGGCGCCGGAATAACACCATAAATATTTAAATACCTTACATTCGTATCTTGCAATCGATCAAATAACTCTTTAACAACTTTAAAAGCTTCATCAGTCGTAGTAATTTCCCTGCTTGCTAAATCAGTAAAATCAATTGTAGATCTTTCACCAATTTCATTAAGTTGAGCTTGCGTCAATTGATGACGCGTAAAAACTATTGCTAATGTTCTCATATATTGTATTATATTGTTTGTGTGTATAACCATTCAGAAACATTTTCGTGCTTAAACAATTCATGCACATGAATTGTTTTTGTTAGTTGGGCTTTATTTTTTAATTCAATTAAAGCCCACCGAATTGGCGGAGGAATAGTTCCATAAATATTAATTGTCTGCAATCTTGGATATTGCTGCTTTATTCGATTAAACAATTCCATAACAATTTTTAAAGCCTTATCTGTTGAAGGAATTTTTTGATTACTATTAAAATAAATATAATCAAGATCAAGTTTAGCTTGCGCCAACTGATCTTGTGTTAATCTACGCTTAGTAAAAACTATTGCTAATGTTCTCATGATAACGACCAAGTTTTGTTGTAACGTATCTAGATTAAAATAAAATAAAACCGACTTAACTATATTTCAAATTAAGTCGGTCTTTAGTTAGTGTTGTTAACCTTCGTCCAAATCTTGCATAGCCAGTTCCATGGCTTGCGTCATAAGTTGCTTGGCGAGTTTCTTGTCGCCTTGTTTCATAGCTTCCCGTGCTTGACGGAAAAGTTTTTCCGGCGTTATATCACGTTCACCGGGCTTGAATGCCTCAGCATCTTCTTCCGTTAATAACAGAATCTTATCTTCTGCTATCAACTTACTCCACGCCTTCTTTTGTTCTAATGCATCATCGAATTTAGGCAATCGTCCCTTGGCCTTGTTACGCATGCTAAACGCAATTGCACTATTAATAAGCGCAAGCATTGTGGCCTCTGTATATTTTTCGATTGCTGCAGCAAGTGATTTAAACTGAATAATATAAAAAGAGAATCCGGAAGCCGCTCCATCAAAATCTTTCTTCTCAAGATAATATTCGCCCTTATCCACTCGAACTGTTTTTTCTTCTTCGTTTTCTGCCAATTCGGCAGGATTAATCTGATTTGTATTAATAATATTTTCTTCTGGCATAATGTTCTCCCTTTTATTGTTGCTAACCTGGCTTACCACAATAGGCTTGCCCTTGCACATACACACATAGCAATCGGCATGCCAATGTAGATGCTATGTGTGCAAAATTTTATAAATCCCCTAGTATATTAGCCCGGGAAATTAAATTAATTAATTCTCTTACATTACCTTTTAATTCTTCTCCTCTTTGTCTCATGCACATTATTTCCATAAATACTTTACATGCAATATCTTTATCTTTTGCATAATGTTGACATAATAATTCTATATCTTTTATTGGTCTGCTGCGTAATGGAGGAATATGAATTATTATTGATGAAATTCTGTAGTATAAATCTTCTCGAAATTTCTTTTGCTTGACTAATTCTATCAAGTCCGTGTTTGTGGCGCAAACTAATCTACAATTTGCGTGTTGTTCTTTGGTATCACCCAACCTACGGTAGAAACCATTTTGTAGAAATCTTAACAATTTACTTTGCAATATCCAAGGCATGTCACCAATTTCATCAAGAAATAAAGTGCCACCATTTGCTTCTGTAACTAATCCATCTCTATCATACATACAACCCGTATAACTACCTTTAGTTGCGCCAAAAAATTCTGCCTCAAGTAATTCACTGGGTATTCCAGCGCAGTTAACAGCAACAAACTGTGCTGGATTTTTACCGTGTAGGGCTTGAGCAATTAATTCTTTTCCGGTTCCAGTTTCTCCTAATATTAGAACTGGAATCGTTTTAATAGCTAGTTTACGTATTATTTGTTTTATAAATTCTATTGTTGGATCTGTCGTTATGAACTTTTCAAGTATTTCATTAGTTGATGCAGCATAATCTTCTTCATCTAATTGCTGCTCAAATTTCTTCATTTGTTCAATCAATTTATTGTTCATATTATTCTTCAGCTAATTTTTGTTTAAACTGAAATGCTTGGTTTATTAAAGCTAACATTTCGTTTATAATTTCCTGTTGTGTTTTATTTTCATTAATTACCGGTATATAAATATCGGTTGATTCTATTTTATATTTATCCCAGCTAGTAGTTGCACTATAGCCAGCACCAGAATAGAAACCAAATTTTTTTATTATATCTTTTGATTCCAATTCTTCTGAAGAAAAAATTAATCTGCGCAGCATGCTTGGGTGAGCAAATGCAAATGCTAATTTATCAATATCTGCCGGTTGATCAAATTCTTTCAAAAGAATTTGACTTGTATAAAAGTTATCATTGCCTTTTTGCACAGTATGCGAATACCACAATTCAAGTTGCCAACCAAATTTAAGCATTGCTTCTACTAAAGAAACAATACATGCCCCACGATTAAATATAGTATCATGATTTATATTTGAGATATGTCCAGCACCAATAATGAATCTTTGTAATATTTTTCCTTCTTTCAAAGATTCATAATTTGGTTTGAAATTAATCATGCAATCTGGAACACCATTAATATAATTGCCAATATTAACAGCACCGCCAACTATATTGCTATATAGTTCTTCACTATAATCAAGTTTTGGAAAATACTTACTGATTATCGGATCAATTTGTATTTTCAATTCACGTATTTTATCTAATCCTTTTGGCCATCCAGTTCTTGCTAATTTAATTGCAGTTTCAAAATTAGGAGTGCCGGCCCATTCATTATGATTTTTATCTGATATTCTAGATTCCTTGTCAAACTCGGTTTGCTTATCTTGTGTTGTGTATTTAAGAAAAGCATACCAATTATTGTATCTTCTTAAGATGTTTTCCATGGATTGAAATCTTCGGTTGAAGTTATTTCAGACTGTTTATTAAAACCAAGCTTTACGCGTGCTTTTAGTTTATCTACTTGGCTAACTTCTAGTCCACGAAGTAATACACTGCAAACAAGAAAGTTTTTGTCAACTCCACTAGCAAGCATACGGATTGCTTGAAGTGTATTACGCGGTGAGATAATATGGTTAATAGATAATTCATCAATAGCAGCCCGAATATCCACTATACTTTTGACTGTTAAATCAAAATCATTTTTATCCTTGCCACCATACCGACAATATTCATTCCATGCTATATTGTGTTCGAATTCTTCATCATAGGGCCAATGAAGATATACAAAAATATTTAATAGTGCTTTATCTTGTGGATTGCGTCCGACATACTGTGCATCTGCACCATTGCCAATGGTATTTGCACCAGCAACGAGGCGAAAATTAGGATGCTTATTTATGTTACCAATTGATGGAAAATGACAAACATCCCCGTCATTAAGCATCTTTAATGCAACATTAGTGTTTGCGTTGCCATTATCTATTTCATCTATAAATAACAGACCACCATTTTTATATGGTTCATATGCAATGCCTGGGACATATTTACCATTTGCATCAGTATAGCCAATAATTTCATAAATCATAGTCTCTCTTGAAACTACCTTGCGATATGATTGTAGTTGCATTTGATTTGCAGCATTAATTACTGCAACAGTTTTGCCGCTACCAGTCGGGCCATATAAATATATAGCATCAGGCCGAGTAAGGCATGATAATAGCAAAGGATAGTTTTTGTGTTGTGATTTAACCACAAGCTCATTAGACAGTTGTGGTATATCAAGTGGTTTGAATTTAATTATTGTTTCGGCAGGTTTATTGCCTGCTATAAATGCTTTAATATCTTCAGCATTAATTAGCTTGTGAGCAATAATTTCGTTATGTATAATATCACAAATAACTCGTTCGTCAATTTTAACCTGTTTACTGACTTCATCAGTGATTATTTTTAACAAGTCCATATTTAATTCTTGAATTCCCGTTTTTCACAAGGTTTAAACATAATCCACTCTGGACTTATAGTTGTTTGATGCGTATAGATGCCAGCTTTTTTGCACATAGTAGTAATTTGTCCACGTCTTGTTTGTGGACAAATTATTGTTTCACCGTTTTGCAAACGAGCAAAATACTCCTTGTTACTTGGCATTGTTAACGGTATTATGACTTCAATTTTTGTTGAACCATTTGGTAATTTTGTTATGGTTACTTTCATAAATCCTTTTTGTTGAGCCACTCCACACAGTGTTGTTCATTACTTTCCAACCATTTTTGCAGCATTTGTGCCGGCGTGCAATCATATTCCAAATATTTTACACAACATTCTGCGTAGTAAGCTAGCAAAGCTAGCTTACAACTGTTATATTTTATATCTGCAACAGCCCCTTGTTGAATATGGTGATATTTCTCCATCGCATATTGCACATATTCCCAATTTTTGTATAATGCCATAAATTATTCTTGTAGTTTAATTATGTAAACTTCCCCGTTGTTGCTATCTTTATGACGATAACTTGTATCACTATCTAGATTAAAGATTCCTTTCGGGTTAGCCAGTCCAGCATTAAACAATGCTAGAAATGCTTCCTGCATTGTGAATCCATCTTGCTTCCATGGATGTTCTTTGCCTACAGTATAAGCAAATTTATATTCATTCATTTATATATTATTTGTCCTGTAATTTTCGTCTTCTAGCAGACTGATCCTTTCACGTAGTTCGTAATATTTTTCAGTCCATTCTATACAATTCTTTTTAAAACCGACAGAATTAATATCACAGTGATGCACTGTGCACACTGGTCGTAAATACGGTGGCACTACACAACCCTGCGGACCAATAAACGGTATTGGTCCATTGCTTGCAGGTAATAGTTTTATATTGTATTTTTCAAATGCATAATCCACTGTAAATTTGCAGTATTCTGCGGAACAGCAACTGTATGCTGTTTTGCAATAATCTCGACAATCGGCTAATGTGAAATCAGCCATCTCTTGATATGCTTGAATCAATTGTAGGAGTTTATTTTTCATATTACTACTGGTATCTCTATGACATCATTTTTATATGTTTCAAAGAAAGCTAATAATTTTTTGTCAAAATTATTAGCTTTTGGACTGAATGCATAACCAAACCATCCACCAGTATGAACTTTTCTTATTTCAGCACCATATAATTCCATTTTGCCTAGTAAATGCAATGGAATCATATAGTGCTTGTGCAATATTGTCGTGTTTGAACTATTAGTTGTCAACAATTGAAACACTATGTAACCTGCTGATTTCAATTCACTTGTATGAATTTTTAACAAATTCACGCAATCATCAATAATTTTTTTGCTTTCAGCAATAATAAGCTGATTTTTATTGATTGCAATGGTCAACTTATACACTTTGTGTGCTATCTGTTTCTTGTTCATTGGCTATAATTTATTGGTTGTAGTTATCTAAATCAATACTATCAAGTATGCTTTCTCCGGCTTCATCCTTATCTAGTGCTTCTTCTTCTAACTTAGATTCCATTTCGGAATCCACGTTTTCATTTAGAATATCTAACCAGCTTTCTTTCCTTGTAACAAGCTCCTTCAAAGAATGCAATCCAAGGTCCATTTTGTATTTAACCCTTTCCTCAATAGTGCCTGCATACAACACAACATCTTGATATGTTGTGCTTTGAGTCAATACTCTGTGCGCTCTACCTAATGCTTGGACCATTTCAATTGGCGACCAAGTAACAGGTAGAATAACATGCCTTGGACGGGCATTCTTATGCCCTGTCTGATGATCAAGCGACAAACCAACGCCACCACACTTGAGAATCATCAAACAATAGTTTGATTGTCCGCGTTGGAATTTATCTATATTCTCTTGGCGCACCTTTTCTGTTTGGTTGCCGTAGATAACGGATATTTCATCCGGTTTGACGCTATTTTTAATTAGTGTTTTTCCAACTAATTCTAATACGTCTATGAAGTTGCAAGCAATGATGATTTGCTTATTATTGTGCTTGTTAATTTCAATGGCAATCCGGGCTAGCTTAGGAGCCCGAAGAATTTCGCTAATTTGGCGAAATTTTAGGAATGCTACCCAAACTGCAGCAAGACCCATTAAAGGATTGCGTCCCTTTTCTGCACGTACTTTTTGATATTCGGCAAAGGCCGAATGATAAATTGCACGCTGTTCGTCATTTTCGAAATTGATCAATTGAGTTTTGATAATTGTCCGGTGCAGAAATTTAGGTGAGTTGATATTCACCTTAAGTTGACGCTCCAGCAAGAATTCGTTAAATCGCCTCATTACAATTGGCGATGGTTGACTTGGTGGATTATTCCAATTGCAAAAATCATTTTGCAAACTGTGCCAAGATTGTGGGCTATTGCAAAGTTTTAAACCGTAACTCAATACTTGCAAATCATCAAATTTTACGCCAGGCGTTGCCGATGAAAAAATAACACGTCCGCCCTGCAAGATATATGCAAGCAATACTTTGCTGCACAAAGCGTCTATGTTTTTTACCGACTGGCATTCGTCGGCGATGACTAAATCTGGCATATCCTCATTACGCCAGATAGGTTCGTAAGCTATTTCGCCGGCTACAATTTTGCTAACCCAGTCGAGCCAGAATTCACCAAATCCAGCGCGCATGGAGTCATAGCTTTCTACTGCAACATGCTGCAAACCAAATTGCTTGCAAACACGCCGGGTTTGTGTTTTTACTGATTTCTTGGTTAACCACAAAATGGAACAGAGTTTGCCTTGTCCATTTTGATAGAAACCATGTTGCTGTAACCTTGCAATTGCTGCTGCAATTACATAGGTTTTACCCGAACCTGCCTGTCCAGTTAGCAGGGCAGATTTGTTCGCCAAGATATTATCTACTAAATCTTGGCTAGGTTTGATCTGAAATTGTAATAACTCGGCATTCATGCTATTTTAGTTATTTTCAAATCTTTTGCTACAAGCAAATCTTGCAGCAATGAGCAATTCTGCTATTACTTCCGCCATTTGTGCAGAAGTTAAACCTTTTGTAAAGATTACTCCTGCTGCTATCGCTTCAAGAGTAATGCGTTCTTCGCTTTCTTTTTGCAACTTGCTATCCAATAGCAAGCACAATACTGAACCAATACCTTTTTGAGTTATCATTGCAAAAATAACTTTAAATTGAATTGCCATTTGGCAAGCAAATTATCTAGCTTGTTTTTCATGACTTCACTGCACAATTCGTGCATGTAGTCATGAATTAGTTGTTTTACAACGGCTTCGCCATGCTTGGCAACAAATTCTGGTTTGTGCTGCATGAACAACACATATATGGCGTTGGCGGCTTCTGCCTGTCTATTTGCTTGCTGCATTTCTACAGCAATGGTTGCTTTAAGCCGCCGTTGCCTTTCAGTGCTGGCTTGCCATGTTTTCAAGCGCCACAGTTTATACACTGCTCCACACTGTTCAATATGAATGAATTGTTCATGTCCTGCTATGCTAGTGATTGATGCGTATTGAGCCGCATCAATCACTGCATACTCGCAGAAACGATGATCAGGAGTAAGTAAATTGATATATTCCCCAAGGGAAATAATTATTGTTGGCTTATTATTCATAACATAAAAAAGCTAGTCTATAATTATATAGACTAGCTTTGCTGGTAATGGGAAATTAAATTTCAGTTGATTCGTTGTCGTCAAGACCCTCGAATAAAAGCTCTTGTGCTCTGTCCCAAGCGGCTTTACTTGCTGCACTAAAGCGCTTGAATTCATCCATTTTACCTGCGGCTTTCGCCGCAAGTGCCTGTTTGCGAAACTCTTGACTATCCCGCATAAATCCAGCACTGCCCTTTTCTCTGCCGCGTGGGGCAGAGATGTCCATTAGCCAGTCATTAATGGACTTTTCAAATTCAGCAATGTTGCCATCCGCTTGTTTCCAGTGGTATTGGCAAAATTGATCCATTGCATCATCAACAATTTCAGCAGCCTTGCTGGCACCGAATATACTGTTGATGTTGGCCAGACTGATGGCCAGGCGTGGATACGACCATTTTTCTCCACGCTTTGTTGATGCTGCATTTACATTGCAGTCATGCCCGTTAATGTTGAGAATGTTCGAACCGCTGAAACTCTTAATATTCATCTACTGACCCTTTCTTTGTTTTACGAAGTTAACTAACTAGCTGCAAGCTATAGCAATAATTGTGCCAAGCATGCTTGCGAAAAATGTAGTGTGTTTTCGTGGCCCCATACTATGGGTAGCATATAGCTACGCTTGTGGTATTACGCTCTCCGGAGCATATAGGGATAATTTATTATCATAGTTGAGAGTGCCATCCTATAGTATTTTATGGTTCCTACCATATTCTCAAAACCGAGAATCGCGGAGCTTTAACGTTAACGCACAAGGAATTTCTCAAAAGTGATATATAGTAGCACCAAAATACACTAATTTAGCAGTTGACACGTATCTATATGTCTATTTTTACTAGTTTTGACTTACGAAATAGGGTAATACAAGAGTATTAGTATGGTAAGTTCAAAGGATTAAACTATCCTCTGACTTTCTTCACAATAATATACTTCGTCATTATCGTCATCAAGGAAGACACATCAAACAATGTAGCAGATAATGCACCTATTTTGTCTTGGACACACAGCAAAGGATAATGATATGGTTTTACTACACAACTATTTAAAGTGCTTTATGCAACTATGTTGTATAATGCAATTCATATTAACTGTATATAATTATTATATGTGGCTATGTGTAATTCATGTTGATTATATGTAGGGAAATCGCGATTTAATGAGTGCCCGGTATCCCCTATTGGTCTCTCTTAAAATATATATTATAACTTTTTCAAAATAATAAATTATATTTGATTTGGCATACAGATTTGATTTGGCATGCAGAATGCTTCTTGTTAAAATTATATGAGTGAGAATATATTAGGCAATCAAGGATTGCAACTAAGGGCATTAATAAGGCAAGGCCTCAGCATTATTGAGGCAAGCCAGGCAATGGGAATTGATGAAGATGCAGCTAGACTAGCATTAGATAGTAGTAGTAACAAATCATACACAGTAGATGAATTAATAGCCAAGCATAAACCACGAGTAGTAGAAATATTGATGCAAATTGCAGAATTAAGTGATAATGATAATGCTCGTGTTAAAGCATGTCAAATACTATTAACTGGACAAGGAGAACTACCAGGCATGAACCTGGCCAAACTTAATGAACGATTTGAGAAAATGAAACATGCCTTGAACATCATTGATACAGCAAGTGATACTGCTGCTAGTATAGTGGAACAAAAATTACTTGAATAGAATTATGAGTGACTATCGAGAGTTTCCAGTTAAATTTGAATCACCAGTAGAATTATTAGCATTCTATGATGATGACATGAATAATGGTCAAATTAAATTGCATAACTGGCAAATTGATCGCATGAAAGTTTTTGGTAGAAATCGTAAAAATTCAGCAGATATAATTAAAGCAGCTTTATGTTCAGCTAATGGTGTTGGCAAATCACAATTTGTCCTTGCCCCTTGCGCGTGTTGGATGGCGATAACACATGTGGAAAGTCTCACAGTAATTACTACTGCATCCGGTGAACAACTTGATACACAAGATCAGCGGTATATAAGAAGACTTGGAGAAAAAATTAATTCAGTTCATCGTGAAGATTTAGGCGGCATGGATGTATTTAAATTAAATTACCGACAATTCTTCAATAATGTTACTGGTAGTTTTATTGATATGTTTGCCACAGATGAACCTAAGAAAGCAGAAGGAAGACATCCTATCAGACCTAATGCAGAATTTGCTATAATTGTTGATGAAGCAAAAACAGTAAGTGATGATATATTTGGAGCCTTAGATCGTTGCACGGGTTTCACCCGTAAATATCTTATTTCTTCTCCAGGCGATAGTTCTGGTTATTTTTATGATATAATGATTATGTCAGATAGTGGCTTTGATAAAAGAACTGTAACTGCATTTGAATGTAGTCATTTAAATAAAGATGACATAGCATGGAAAATTCGCAAATATGGTCTCAATCATCCATTAATCAGATCAAGTATATTTGCAGAATTTGTGCATATAGGAGGAGCAGTAGTAATAAGTAGAGAATTATTAAAGAAATGTCAAGCATTACTTACACGCATTATTCATTTTGGTCCAATCCGTGCCGGCTTTGATATTTCAGCTGGCGGAGATGAGCAAGTAATTAGTATTTGGCATGGCAATGAAATGTTGGCTCAAATATGTTGGAATATTACAGATACTATTGAACTTGTTTATAAAGCTATTGAAGTATTTAAAGAGTGGAAAATAGATGCACGAAATATTTATGCTGATGATGGTGGATTAGGAAGAGCAGTTATTGATAATTTTCGTGAAAAAGGTTGGAATTTTAATAGAATAAATAATCAAAGCCGTGCTTATGATTATATGCACTATGCAAATAGGGGTGCAGAATTATACTGGAATTTTCGCAGATTTGTTGAGGAAAAACAAGTAAAAATAATTGATGACGGAATACTTTTTAATCAACTTACTACTCGTCAGACTCGTCAACAACAAGCAACAGGTAAAATATTATTAGAAAGTAAAGCAGAAGCAAAGAAACATGGTAGGCCATCACCTGATAGAGCAGACGCCTGCGTTCTTGCATGGGTTCCGTATATATTTCCTGTTGATGCTTTACAGCATAATGCTGATGATAAAAATGATAGAACTACACATTGTCAAGCAATAACAGCAGAAGAATTAATAGCATTATTTGATACTGAACTAAGAATGAATTATCAAGCTGGCATGAATAATGCTAATAATAATGTTGTAGATGGACGATATATCAAAAATGATAATTTCGTCAGCAATTATAAAACATTAATGGAGAAATTAAATGAAAGATCAAAAATTTTCAGAAGATATGAATAAATCATTTGGCCGGCCTCGTAAATTATTCAAGACAAATAAGCCGGTTACTAATATTCCAATTGAACCTGAAAACGCAATGAAGGATGAAACTATGGAAGAAATGCCTATGATGGAAACTGAAGAATCTCCTATTGCATTAACTATTAATAGTTGGAGTGAGGAAGAACAACGAGAAGCATATGAATTACTCGCAAAGAAATTTACACCAGTTATTGATGAAGCAGAACTTGAAGGTTAAATAATATATGGAAATTCTTGAAAAAGATTACAAGGATTTTAAGCTAGCAGATACTGTTCTCCTCAAGTTAACTAAAAATTGGGAGAATAGTATAAAATCTGACACAGATCATAATAGGCGCGAACGGTATGTTCGTAATTTTCGTCCTGATGATTTGCGTGCTCAAGGTTTGCTAAAGCAAGATGAAACTTTCATAGCATTAAAAATTGTAGATAGCAATATACGTATAGAGCAACCACAATATATTGCATATTTAACACAAAGTCGCAGGGCAGCAGTTTTTACATCTCCAACTAATGATACAATAGCTGGTCTTGAACAGCTTGAAATTGATTTTACAAATCGTGCTCGCTACAATGCATGGGAAAAACCATTTTTGCGTGTAGTTGATGGTTGTCAAATGCATGGTTGGGATTCAATTGAAGTTGTTTTTGATCCAGGAATGCCAGGTAATTTTGCAATTGAACATGTGGGTCGTGATAATCTTTGTTTTAGTAAAGATGCAGAAGAATTAGAAGCGCAGGAAATCATTGCACGTAAATTCAGTTTAACTGCGCTTCAATTACGTGAATTTGTTAAGAATTATAATTTTAATTCCACTGAAGTTGAAAAACTTATCACAGCCGATAAAACAAAAACATCAAGAGACGCAGAAGAATACGATATAATTAGTATTGTATATAAAGTATTTTTCAAACAAGATGACTTTGTTTGGGTTGGATGGTGGGCGGAAGGTTTAAATGATTGGCTAAAAGCTCCAGAAAAATTGTATTTAGGCATGCATGACATTCTTCAGCAAAAAGTTGAAGTTGGTGCTGTTGATATGTTTCAACAACCTGTGCTTGATTATCCACCAATGTATGAAAAGAGTTATCCATTTTATTTACTACCATACATTGAAAGTGAAAATCCAGTAATTACTAAATTAGTGGGCAGATTATTCCTCGATTATCCTGTGCAAGAAGCATGCAGCACTATCATAAGCGCTTTTGTAAATGGTTGCACAAGAGCCTCAAATGTCTATGGTGCACCGGCAGTTGAGAATCTTCAAAATCCTCGTAATGAACCACCAAAACAAACTAATGTGGTTCTTAAAAATGGTGCTATATATGATCAGCCAATGAATTTTACTCACATGCCATGGCCTGATAGAGTAGCTGTTTTTGGTATTGATTATTTAATTCGTCAAAATAAGCAGGAAGGTTCGCAAATTAACTATGCAGCTTTAACTAGACCTGATACCGAAAAAACAGCAACAGAGTTAAAGCTTGCTACTAAAGAAGCTGAAAAATTATCCACAGTAAATGTAACATTATTGAGTATTTTTATTCGTGGTGTATATACTCGTTGTTGGATAATTTATCAAAATCGTGTTTTGCAAGGTAAAATAGACATCAAGCCTACCTTATTGCCACTTTTTGGTGAAATTGATGAAGCTAGTGGACAAGTGCTTGCTGTTGCAAATTATGTTATTAAATCTGCCGGCGATGTTGACGTAGTTCAACGTGCAGAAAAACTTGTTCGGCAAATGCAGTTTTGGCCGGTGGTTTCCAAAACTGCGCTTGCAATGGAATTTCTTAAAGATATTATTCGTAATGCATTTCCAGAAGATGCAGAACGTTATTGTGGAATTCTTGATGAAGCAAAGATGCAAGGAGAAGAATATCTTAAAGCACTAGTGGGTAAATTAGCATCATTACTTAAAGAAGCTATAATAACTCCTGAAGGACAAATACGTCCAGAATTTGCACAATATGCTCCGCAGTTACAACAATTAAATGCTGAAGTAAATGCAGTATTAGCACAACAACCTTCAGGAGAAACTAATGATTGAACATACAAATCCAAGACGAAAGATTGGAACTATTCCGTCAAGAATGGTTAAAAAATTCATTAACGATAAACTTACTAACGCAGTTGAATCAGGAGGAAATAAAATTAAGAAAAAATCTATTTGCAGCAAGTCGACTAAATAATGCACATTGTATTAGTATAATAATAACAGAACTAGAATTATTAGATAATTTGAAAGAATTCATATATGGACGAAGAACCAAATCAATCGCAGGCACCAATTAATATTACAACATCAGAAGGAACTATAAAAGAGGATGTAAATAATGCTGAGCCAATTGCTGAACCAGTGGCCGCTGATAGTAGTGATCATTTTACTTTTGATGATTTTGATTCTGGAATTACAGACAAGAAACCTTTACAGAAAGATTCTACGGACGCACAACATGATATTGGAGAATTACAGAAACAAGATCAAACATTAGTTCCTCCGAAACGTGATTATAGTAAGTTTGATCCTGAAGATGCAAAAATTCTTAAAACATTACATAATCGTGCTTTTGATTATTTTTCAAAAAGGTTACTTTCAGTTAAACAAACTGAGCAAGAAAAGCAAGAAGCATTAGCACAAGTTAAGCAAGTTACCGAACAAGCACAAGGTAAAATACTCCCTTCCGCCTGGTATGAACATCCTGATGCTTATATGCTTGCCCCTGATTATCAAGCATTAAATCAAAAGTATGATAAAATTTCGTTTGAATCTGATCATTGGCAAGAACAATTAATTGCTATTAAAGAAGGTCGTCAATGGACGAGACTACTTGGCTATAATAGACAATCAGGTCAACCAGTATTTAGCGATCCAATTGATCCATCTCCATCAGCAGAAATTGGTGTGCTTAACGCTTTTAATTCGATGGAGACTGCAAAGCAACAAATTCAGTCTGAAGCGCTTAAATTGCAAACAGAATTTAAAGACCAGTATCAGCAAGGCTCCACTTTTATTGATCAAGCACTTGAAAAGAATATAGTTAAACTCATGCCTGAATTAAAACCGCGCAAAGAACAACTTGATGCATTTAGTCAACTTATGCCAAAAGTTTATATAGGGCATCCATTACTTAAATTAGCTGCAAATCTATTTGCTATTGCAACAAATCAAGCAAATGTTATTAGTAGTTTACGTGGTGGAGTTAATTCTCAGGCAGCTATTCAACAGGATAAACGTCGTGCTGGTCCTGGTGCAATTAAGACAGTGGGTGGCGCTGGAAAAACTGATAATAATAGTGAGGTAATTGATTTCGAGAGTATAGATAAGGAGTTTAATAGTTAAATTTTTGGCATAATATATGCTTTAATTGTTTCAGTGACTAATTGTAGCTATAAAGTAGCAAGTTAGTTCGCCTGCCAATGGCTGGTGTATTGCTTCTGTTTAGTGAAGGGCATCACTGGTTAACTTGCTAGCACCTTAGTTTAGCAATTAATTAATGATAACAGAAGGTAAAACAGTATGCCAGTTCAATATGATCTTCCGGAGTATTTTGCTCCAGCATCCCTTGAGGATGTAAATAAATATAATAGACTTCCGTATTACTTGGCTATGGTAGAAGCCAAGTATTTTCCAGAGTGGCAAGTGTTTAATTCATTATTTGGTAAGTTAACATGGCAACCAAATATGGGTTCAACTTTGCGTTCAGTTCGTGCTGAACCAACGCCAGTTGGACAACAGCAATTCTTTCCTGTGGATATAGATCATACTCCACAGAAAAACGTGTATGAAACGTTGGAATTCATTCAGGATACCAACCTTAAAATGCACGATTATGATAGCAAGCAGTTTCATTTCTTGCCTTCGTTTCAAGATTTTCGCGAAAATCAACTGGATTTCAATCATAAGGATATTGTGCGTCAAATTGCTATTTCTAATGATATATTTATTAGTAGTGTTTTGATGCAAAAAACTCCTATGGGAATTCTTAGCGGAAATCTTGGTGGCGGTCCTGTGCAACCAATGCCAATTGTTCCTAATGGAACTTCTATTACGGCAGCTAGTGTTGCTGCGTCGGGTAAAAATACTGCATTCTTTATTAATACTGCTGCAAATATTAGTAAAGGTCTTACACTTGCTTGCCTTGATTATGCAGTTTGTGCATTACGTGATGATATGGGTGCACCCTTCTTTGAAGGAACTATTAATACTCCACGTGATAATGAACTTATTAAAGGCAAATATGTTTTGCTCACAAGTAGCGAAGCTTGGCAAATGTTCAAATACGATCCAAACTTCCAGCAATTTCGTAATGTTAATTTGAATGTTGTTACTGATGGATTTCGTGGTTCAATTTTTGATGAAGTTACCACAAAAATTCTTCGGTATCCGTTCCGTTTTGCTGATGATGGAACTGTTCCAGCGCCTGAAATATATGATGCTGTAACAGGTTTAACTGTTAGGAATCCAGCATATACTGCGGCACCTAATGAAATTGCTTGGCTTACTGGTGCTGATGTGCTCAAAACTATTAAAGTTGGCCCGCCTCCTCGTGCATTTGCGGCAAAATCTATGGCACGTGAAAAGTTTTATTCTATGCGATGGAATGGAGAAGTTCAGTTGACAGATCAAGTTCTCGTTCAATATCTTGATCCTGGAACTGGAACCATTGTTTATGATACGAATGTTCGTGGTCGTTTGCTTAAATTAATTGGTAGCGTTATTTATGGTGCAATTCCTGTTTGCCCACATAATTGTTTTCCAATTGCTTTTAAGCGTCAACGTCCACAAATTGTTTAATTTAAAAAAAGGAAGAAAAATAATATGAAAAAATTTCTACTTGCTTTAACAATGTTTGCGGTTGTTAGTATTCAAGCTGCAACATATACTGCCAGTATTACTGGTGGTTTAACAAATGTGCCTGTGGCAGGTTCATGCAGTATTTATCTCATTTCACTTGAAAATACTGATACTAATCAATCTTGTGTTACCAAGATTTGGGATGCAAATGCTAGTGGTGTTATTTGGACTAATGCCGCATTTACAACGTATTGGATGTATTTGACTAATTTGGTTACAAAATATACGAACATTCTTGGTAATATTGAAACTAACACAAATAGTGCTATGTATTCAACTACAAGAATTGTTGCGGCATCAACTAATACGTTTCCATTATTGATTTCTGCAATAGTTCCAGCAGGAGGTTCAATAACATATCAGCCGGCATATCCATATAGTGCATGGCGCGGCATATACATGACAAATGCGGATGTAACTAACTTAAATGTTAGTATAACATATTCAACTTCATTCTAGTAGTAACAATTAACCGGGGGCCAGCTTAAAAACTGGCCCCAAAATTTATATGCCTATCCCAACTAGAAATCCTCTTGCAAAACGCACTGTTTTTCCACCTGTTCTTATTAATAATGCTGGTGCGGCGACAACTACAATTTTTGATTCGGCTGTTGATGGTCCATTGGGACAGGTAGTTATTCAAAATTGTGGTGTTGCTCCGATTAAATATGCTTTTAATACATCTGCATCTGATGTTGTTTTTCATGGTGTATTAGCTGCTTGCGGCACTGTTGATGATGGACTTGGTTCTCTTGTTAGTATTACTGATGAAGCTAGTATAGTTTCAATTTCAATTTATGGCGCGGCTGCGCATAGAGCTGCTATTTCAAAATTTATTGCTAGGAATAATTAATATATGAAGAAAATTTTGTTTTTATTTTTAATATTTGCTTGCACAGTAAGTGCTCAGGTGCAAGAAATTCGGCTTGCTTCACCAGTTACATTAACGAATATTTTTAATTATCTTTTACAACATACTAATGTTGTTGGTTCAGTTAGTAATGTTGTGGAAATGTTATCTTTGCCAAGTTTAACAAATAATGATGTCGTTATAACTGCTGGTAGAACTACAGCAGGAGATGGTGGTGGTGGTATATTTATTTGTAGTCTAGATGACGGTAGTGTTACAAATACTGGAACTATATTTAGATATTTGTTAAGCACTAATATGTTGCTTAAAAGATTTGATACTACTCCAGTTAATATTAGATGGTTCGGCGCAACAGGGGATGGAATTACTGATGATACTGATGAAATTCAGACAACAATAGATTTTGTTCAATCAGGTAGTTTTCCATCTGCAATTAGTGGAAATGCTGTTTATTTTCCTTCTGGAACTTATAAAGTTTCTGATCAATTAAATATTACTACAAGTGGTTTGAAAATTTATGGTGATTCATGTGAGAGTTCAATGATTAAAAATTTTAATACTACTAATGCTGTATTTTATTATATAGGTGCTGCTGGTAGAATTGAATTTAATGATTTTTCTATATCACAAGATGCCAGTGTAGTTGCTGTAGCAAATCAATGTGGTATTAGATGTGAAGCTCCTGCTGGAAATTCTGTTGCTGTTTTCGCAGAAAATGTTCATATTTATGGAACATATCGTGGCTGGTGGTTAACGCATAATACTGAAAGTAGTTTTATTAATTGTAAAGTTAATAGTTGTGTTTCAGAAGCTTTTTATGGTGATGATTGGAATACATTATTATCGTTTATTAATTGTTGGGGCAATACAGTTGGCATTGGGTTTAGTTTTTCAGGTTCTGGTGATATTAGTTTTATAAATTGTGCAGTTGATGTTCCATCTGATAAAGGATTTTATTTAACTAATTGTAGTTTGGTTACTTTACAATCTTGTCCAATTGAAGCTTTTGGAACAATTGGAATACATCTAGATTCATGTTCACAAATAGATATTAATGCAAAGTTAATTGGATTAGCTTCTGCTGTTGATGGAATACGAGTTGACGGTGGCTCTAGTATTTTATTAAATTCATGTATTGTTGATGGTAGTGTTCCAGGAACAGGCTATAGTTTAAATATAACAAATGCTGTAACTGGTTTAACAATAGTTAATGGTATTTATACAGCTTGGGGAGCTGGCATTATAAATAATGCTACAAATGCTTTACAAATAGGCAATAATTATCTTAATAATATCGCTACAACATATGGTGTGGCGACATTTAATCGTTATATGGGTTGGGGTCTTTGTATAAATACTGATGATCTTGTTGTAACTAATGGTTTTGCTGGTATAAATTGTAGCAATCCAAATGTAGATTTGCATGTTGGCGCTGGTGTTATATCTGGTGATTTATTTGGTAGTGCTACATATGGCAATGGCGAACCACAAGTATTTAATACAGCTATTAGTGGAGAAGTTGGTTTTGGTCTATATACTCAAAACGCTTTTAATAGACGTGCTAAATTCTTTTTTGATGATGTTAATAATATTTGTGGCATAAGATATACAGTTGGCAGTGGTGGTTGGCCTAGTTTTACTGTTATGCGTGGAACAACAGAAGATTTTAGAATTGATGCCGCTGGAAATATTAGTTTTTCAGGAACATTAAATGGCGCAACAAATTTAATGTCTGTAGTAGATACTATAGCTGATATGGTTAGTTTAAATACAATAACTAAGCAAACTAACATTGTTGTTTTAGGATATTCTTCAGTAAATGATGGTGGCGGTGGTATGTTTTATATTAAGACTGATGATGGCAGCACGACAAATTTTGGAACAGTTTTTAGAAGTATTACAAACACAAATAAATTGTTTTGTCGTATATATGATCCTGGAACAGTTAATGTAAGATGGTTTGGAGCAGGACTTGGCGGAGATGATTATGCTAGGATAACAAATGCTATTGGTTGTCTTTCTACTGGTGGCAGGCTTTATTTTGATGCTGGTAATTACTTAATTTCTAAGCGTATTGTTATTGATACTGTTGGATTTCAAGGACTTGATATTTGCGGTCCAAGTCCAACAACAGCAACAATTACTTGCACTGCTGATACGGGAGCATTTTTGATTAATGATTCTCATTTTGTTAAAATTCGCAATTTGAAGATTGTTGGACCAAATAGCGGAACCGTGCATGGAATTGAGCTTACTAGTGCATGGTATTGTGAAATTGATACTTGTTGGATTTATACATTTGGTGGTTCTGGGATTTATTTTAGTGGCGCAATGGGCGCAAGTCATACTTGTTATATTCGTGATTGCTTTGTAACAGATAATCTTGGAGATCAAATTTCATCTGCTGATTGTGCGGTAAATGCTTTACATATTAGTGGCGGCGAATGCAGAACTGCAATTACTAATACTATTTCAGGAATTAGTGTTAGCGGAACAGATATTACGGTTCGCGATGTAACTATTGAATCAGTTGGAAATGGCATTACTATTCCTGGCGGATCTGGTTCATTTAATTATTTAATTGACGGCTGTTATTTTGAAGGAATTTTAACTAATTGTATTCAATTATGCACAGCAGGAAATGCACAAGGAGTCCAGTTAGTTGGTAATTATATGAATCTTGATAGTGCAATTTGTGGAATTTATGGTGAAAGTGGAAGTAGAACTATTCGTGGATTATTTATTAATGGCAACACGTTTTCTGGAATTCCAAGTGGAACTTATAATATTGATCTTTCACAAATATTTCAGTTAAGTGAATGTTTCATAACTTCAGCAAATGGTGAAACACCATCTACACATTATAATATGCCTACTGCTAGTGCTATTGTTAAATATATGATATTTGGTCGCGATGGCATATTTATTGATAAACTTACTGGAGAAGCTGATATTGAAGCTGCAAATGCAACGTTCAGTAGTTTTGTAAAATCTGCTGGCATTACAAATACAGCAATGACTGCTGGAAGAATTTTATTGAGTGACACTGGTGGATTAATGACAAATTCTTCAGCATTTACATGGGTTGGAACTAATATTGGAGTTGGCACAACAACTCCTACACAGCATAGATTAGTAGTTGCTGGAGGAACAAAAGGATTTGCAGTAGGAACAACTGATTATATTTATGGCGGAGCTGGAAGTTGTTTATTAACTCGTCCAGTTGTTGATACTGGTGATTGTTGGATGGAATTAGTTTCTTTGATTACTGGTGCAACAGCATATAATGGACTTTCAGTTGCAAGATTAGGAGGAAACTTTGGTTTAGGTATTGCTTCGGTTGGAGCAAATGCTGATAAAGTCTTTAGTCATGGAAATGGCACTCTTCCCACAACAGTTGTAGCTGATGGTTATCAATTATATTCTGCTGATCTTGGTGGAGTAAATGGTAAAGCAGCTCCGCATATTTATACTGAAGACGGTGCAAAACATGTCTTTGGAAGTTATGTTGGAATTGGCACAACAAATCCAGCAGCTACATTAAATGTTGTTTCATCTGATATTAATGCTAGTTTATTTTTAGATACTTATGATAATGGTGCAAATTCTAGTGATTTTTCTTTTAGAAAATCAAAAACTGATACTAAAGATACACTAGTTGAAACTGTTGATGGAGATATACTTGGAATTATAAATTTTATTGGTGTTGATTCTGGAGTTAATAGAGATAGTGGAGCACAAATATATGTTAAACAATTAGGTGCTTCTGGAACTTATGTTCCAAGTCAAATTATATTTAGAACTTGGGGCAGTTCTGCATTAAATGATAATGCTTTAGTTATACATACAAACGGCAACCTCGGCATCGGCACGACGGAACCTGTGGCTAATTTTGATATATTTTCTGATAATCTATCAGCGGCGGCGTTTAGAATTACCAGGCTTAGTGGTCCGGCAAATTATCTTTCAATTTCTCCTCCACACGGAACCGCAACGGCAAGTAAATTCATAGTAAGTGGTCAAACTGTAGTAACCATGTATTCTAATCAAGGAATTGGAATTGGAGATTATGCTGATGTGAATACCGCACCTCCATCTAAAGGATTGATAGTAAGCGGCAACCTCGGCATTGGAATAACTAATCCTGTATCCAAACTACACGTAGCTGGCAATGCTATATTACAGAATGCAACTACTCCCACAGCATTTAAAATTCATAATACATATACAGATGCTACTAACTTGCAATACCTCGATATGTCTGCACGGACCAATAATTCGATGTTCATCGGGCCAGTGTCATTGGGCACGGCAGGCACGAATGTTCAGATGGTGATTGCGAGTGCTGGGAGTAGCAATATCACGTTTCAGACGGCCGGCACGGATCGAATGGTGATTGATGGAAGTGGTAAGGTAGGGATCGGAATAGGAAGTCCAGGGGGGGTGCTCCATTTACACGAACCAACCGCTGTCACCCCAATCAAATTGATAATTAACAATGCTTACACGGGCAGTGCTAGCACAGATGGATTCGGCTTAAGCGTGGATGAAGTAGGCACCGCGTTTGTGGATCAAAAGGAAGCCGCTAGCCTGATTTTTAGAACGGCGGGAACAGAAAAAATGAAAATCGCGAGCGCCGGAAATGTCGGCATTGCAACCAGTTATCCTAAAGCGAAACTACATATTGCCGGAGACGTGGCTTTTGCCAACACATCGACCAATGTTGATCGCTATCGCTTAGTATCCGCTCCCAAAGCTCTAACCGACGGCGGAACGGACAACATTGTGTTAATCACCTGTCCAACGAACCTATTTACCGGCGGCACAATTTATTATACCATTAATGCACTTGATGTATCTAATGATGGCCAAGCTGAACGTGGTCAGGTTGAGTATGCGCTACACAACAAAGACGGCGCTGGCACACCTACTATTACCGAGCATGACAGCATACAATCGTTGAGTGCAGGCTCGCTAGCAACAACGTGGAGTGCTACATTGACAAGTGGCACGAATCTCGTTATAACGCTTGCTGCTGATACAAGCTTAACACCGGTTGTGGGCGCAGCCGGATTTGGTATCACTTACACCGTGCAGCAAGACCCGAATGCGACACATTCAACAATTACTCCGCAGTAATGAAAGAAGACACATTTAATAAGATTATTAAAGCTTGGCCATTAATAATAGCTGTTGTTGGTTTTATTGCTATTATTAGTGTTATGCAATATAGATTAACAGCTAATGAAACATTGGATTTTATAGATCATACAAAATTTAAAGAACAAATGATTATTAATAGAGAACTATTAATAAAAATTGAGAAAGATGTTGGTTATTTAAAAAATCATATAGATAATTTTTTAGAGCAAACAAAAAGAAAGGAAACAAAACCATGACTACTATAATTAAAATTCTAACATTGGCCGCCAAAATATTTGGTGTTGTTGTTATGATTGATTGGACAACTTTTTCACCTAAGTGGGGTGTAGCAATTTTTATGATTGCTTCTATTGCTAAAGATACAATAAATAGGATAGGTGATTATCTTGATGATAAATTGCTAAATAATTCATTTAAAACATCATGAATTGGTTAATAACCATACCAAAAATTATATTAATGGCATTACAAATTTTTTATGAAGTTCTTCAAGCATTTAAAACTGCTAAAAATTATGAAGAACTTGAGCGTGCTAACAATGCTGTTCGTGATGCTATTAAACGGGTGCGGAACGACGGTGGAGTTAACGGAATACAAAAGATTAATTAATCATCCGCAATTCCCAGCCGCAGTTAATGCCGCACCAGAGTTTGTCGAGGATTGTCTTATTACTATAAATAAGTGGGAATGGGAAGCAAAAAGAAAACATGAGTAGTAATTATTGGCTAACTACAGCACCAGCCGTTCGAGATACTACTAAGGAAAAGTTTCTCGTGACGGCTGGTGAAATTAAAAAATTAAATCATTATTTTGTGTTGCCAACATTTAGTATTGTTGGTGTTCCTTGGTATGGGGTTTCGCATGAAGTTGCACAATTTAATTATTCAGCAACGCAACCATTTTCAGTTATTGACATCAGTGGATTTAGTTCTCAATTTTGTCCTTGTATTAAATGGCGCCATAATAATATAGTTTATCGCTATAAATTATGGGATGATGTAAATGAAATTTTACACGCGCCGCTCTATAATGCTGAAGAAATTGGTGCAAATTTTTGTATAGAAATATGGAATGTAGATGGAGTTGTTAATATTAATTTATTGCAGGATAAATTAATAATAACAAGTATATTAACTATTCCTAATCCAATAAATCAAACTGGTCAAATTCTTGAATGCAGTTCAAGTCCAATAATTATCGCAGATTTATTTTTTAATGTTCCGTTTAATTTACCTCAAACACTTAACCCAAGCCAATATTGGCTAAATAATTAATATGCCAGCCAGCGATCAAGATATTGTAAAAGGTGTAGATTTTACCGGTATTCCGCAAGCAAATGCTGCGTTGTTAAATCAACATGTTGATGAAGCTGATGTAGCTGCTGATAAAGGTTTAATTGTAACTACAACAGACACTGCTGAAGAAGTTCCAGATTTGCCTGATGTTGTTACATATTCTAAATTTAAGCGTTATATTTGGCGCAGAATTCCGTTTAATACGCTTGCTGATCAACAACCAAGACTTTATACTTGGGATGATAATGCTGCTGTTGATCCAATATTAAGTCAGTGGGCTTTACTTAATCAAAGTGAAATAGCTTTAATGGTTGCTGATGAAGTTGATGCTTATATTGAGTCAGGCGTTTTACCGGTTCCTGATAAAAGTGTAACGCCAAGAAAAACAAATTTTGATTACGAAATAACTGGCTGGGGTGATACAATAAGACTTGCTGGAAAGTTACCAGTTTTTGATATTATTATCAAAAAACCAATTTTTGATCCTAGAGCATTTGGAGCGTTTGATGATGGCACAGAACCTGTCGGTGGAAATTCTGCTGCATTTAGACGTGCAATTTATGCTGCTGCTGCGGCTGGTGGAATAATAAAAGTTTCATCTGGGTTATATATTATTGATCTTCACGATGAAAATGAAGTCTATGGTGTAGATGAAAGCACTCCTTATATGCCAACTATTGGTGGAGTTGCCTGTTGTTATCAAGATAGAAATCCATCAAAAGGCGGTTTAGGTGCTAAACTAGCTTGTTTTGCAATACCATTGCTTGATAATACAATTTTAACATCAGATGGTGGCGCAATATTGCAAATTAAAGCTAATACAATACCAGCTAATAATGTTATTGATAATATTATTTTTACTGCTCGTGGTAGAATAAATGTTATCATTGAAAACTTAATAATGGACGGTAATTCTGATGTTCAAGCATTGCGAAGAAATAATGCTGCATATCCAACTTTTACTGTTGTAGATGGAAACGGAGATAAATGGGTTGCACTTGGTAATAAATCTATTTTACGCTATTGCACATTTAGAAATACAGTTGGTCTTGCAATGCTTACCAGTGCTAATACAATAGTTGACTATGTTCCTTGTTTGACTCTTGATTATGGTCGCAGTGAAATGTTTGCTGTTGCTTGTGTTAGTGATAATGAAATTTATGGTAATAAGTTTGATAAACTTTTTACTGCTGGTATAGCTGTTTCTGGGTCAAAAAACAAAATTTATAATAATGAATTTTCTAATGTTTTAGGTATTAATGTTGGTTTAAGCCATCCGCGTTTTTCTAGTTTATCAAACAATAATATGGCTTATTGGCTTGATTATAAATTTAATCCACAAACTTATTATAGAGGTTATAATGTTGGAACAATATTAGCTTTAAATAAGCCTTTCTTTGGTAATGGTTTAACTGATGCACAACTAGCTTTGTTAGAAGCTAATGATAATTTTCTTGATTCTGCTTGGAATTATTGGGTTCTTGAGAATGTTATTGAAGGAAATATATTTAAGAATTTTGGCTGGCATGCAGTTAATCTTGAATTTTCTGCCGGAACTGTTGTTAAAAATAATACATTTAGATATGGAGTGCCAAAGTTACTTCGTGTGCCAACAGGTTTAACTAATTTTAATTATCCAGATGGCGAAAGTTCAATATTTAAATATACAGGTATGGATTGTGTTGTTGGCAGTGGTGTTAATATTGATATAACTATTGATAGTAATACAATTTTTATGTCAAATGAAAATCGTATTAATGGCACATATGATGATGATTTAAAATATAATAGCGATCCGTTTAGGCGACCAATTAGACCATTTGTTTTACGTGGCTATAACTATTTGTTTGGTTTTAAATTATCTCAGCCAGCGGCTGAATATCAAGAACAACGAAGTCAAGAATGTATTTGCATAACAAATAACATAATTAAGCCGGCTGTAAATAGAAGTGCAACTACGCTTGATTCTGGTTATGAAGCGCAAGCAATAGAATTGTTTGGTATTGCATATCCAAATACTAATAATAATGCTGTAGAATCACCATATTATCGTGGTGGTGCTTGCAGTATGAATGCATGTAATAAAGCTGTAACAGAATTTGAGCTTAATGAATTATTGCCAATGTTTAATGTTGGTTTAAGACTTTGTTTCAAGGGCTCAGGGCGATTTATTAATAAAAATTTTGATCCACTCGTTGATCCAAATAGTCAAGAATATCAAACTGTATATCGTAATACACCAACCAATTATTATGGCACAAGACGCAGAACAATTCGCCAATTAATCTTGCGACGTAATGCAATGTGGCAGATAGACTGTAATATTAAAATTACAAAATCTGATGATGCTGCATATTTAGCACATATAGCTGGACAGATTCATTTTAAATACACAGCAGCAGCTTTTGAATATAATAATGAAATTAGTTTGCTTGATTTTCGTGATGGTTGCATTGAGTTTTTGCCAGTTCATGATGGATTATTGCCAGGTAATTTATATGCTAATCACACCAATCAACTTACACCAGCTTATCGTGGTGGAATAAATGTATATTATAGTCCATATGTTGTAGATGAGTATGGTTGCACTAGCAATACTGTAGTTTCTATGAATAACAATCTTGTTATTGATTTTCAATGGAACATTAAGGAGGTATAATTATGTTATTTTCACGTGATAATAAAATTCAAGTTGAATTAGCTAGACTTACTTCAAGTTTTGATTTAGTTGATAAATATACAATTTGGCATGATGGTGTAGTTGCGCCAAATGGTGTAAACAATCTTCGATGGACTACTTTTGGCGGCGGATTTGGTATATCTGGTGGTTCTAGTATATTTACATTAGTTGCTATTGTTAAATATGATCCTTATCCGCCCGGTAAATATACAACTATTCCGTATCAAGCTCATATTTTTGGTTATAAGGCTAATACAGGTATTGAGTTTGGTATTAATCCAGATGTTACTAATTTTGCACTTGGGCATCCAGAACAAATTGAAGATGCTTATGGACAACAAGTAATATTTGGTAATGCAACAAATCAAGCACCTGGATTTTTGCCTTATGTTAATTTGTGGCAAAATCAATCAAATCAAGAATGGGCTTTTGTTGTAATACAACAAAATGGAAATAAGCAGCGAATTTTTGTTAATGGTTTAAGTGCTGGTGATTTAACTATTAATCCTGAGCCTGTGACTGGTGTTGAATCTGTTGGACCAAATATACACAGCTACGCGCCATCAGTTACAAATCAAGATTGGGATGCTTCATCTAGCGGTGTTTATTGGGGAATGAGTCGTTTTGCTATGTTAATGGGCTTTAGTAGAATATTAACTAAGCAGGAATTATTTGATATTTATGCAATGTGTAAGTATGGCAAAGGTTATGCAATTAGTAGGCAAAATCTTGAAATTATGTGGTTAGGCCGACGTGATTCAATAACTGCTGCTGATATTCAAACTATATTTATTGATAAGCGTAAAGTTACTGTTGATCCTGTAACTGATATTTTTTCGACGACTGCTGTGCAACCGCATGGATTTTCTGATGGAGATCGTGTAGCTTTTACATCAGATGGAACATTGCCTGATCCTGTTGTAGCTGAACGCACTTATTTTGTTAATGTATTAGGCACATTAAATACATTTAAAATTTATCTAACTGAAGCACTTGCTCTTGCTGGTGCAGGTGGAGAAATTAATATAACTAATGTTGGAATTGGTAATCATTGTTGTGCAGAATATTCTACATGGCGCACAGAAATTCCTGATTTATCTGGACATGCAAGACATGGTAGGCTTTATACACCAAAATATGATTGGGAATTATTAATTGGTGGTTTAAGTATTGATTCTGGATTTTATTATCCTCGATTTTGGAAAGATGATAATTTACATTATGATGGTAGTGCATATAATAATCCAATTATGGAAATTCCTAGTTATGGAGTTAGCTTCTCATGAGCTTAATAAATATTATAACTAATTTTGCTACTGATATAGGTGCAGATGTTGTTGAAAATCGCGCTGCACTCATTACATTAGCAAATCGTGCAGCATTAGAAATTTATGACTCTAGTGATTTACCTGGGTCATTGATGGAAATTGTTGCAAGTGTTAATCAAGATAGACTTATATCTTTACCATCTTATATGCGTAATATTCGAGCCATTCGTGAATATTATGCTTTTGATAAGATTAATCTTGTTGATATGCGACCTCGTTATAATTATGAAGCATGGAATCAAATATGGAATAAATGGAGGCTTCGTTCTAATAGTCCCATAAAAGTTGATATAACAAATGCTTCAGTAATTAAAATATATGCAGGTGCTATTGAAATTAATTCACCTGTTATAAGTATTATTGGATCAACAACAAACAGTAATAAACTACTTGAACAAATCGTATTATCTATATCTGATTCGCATTATGATGCTGTAAATAATTGTTGGGTTACTATTAATGCGTGGACATCAATTGCATGTATTGTTAAAAATATAACCAATACTTATAATATAATTATTCGTGATATAAATGATATTGAATTAGCTATAATTGATAATGATAAACTTTCTTCAAGCTATATTATTGTTGATGTATCTGCCTTACCAACTACAGTGCAATCTAACACTGGTAGTATGTATGTAGAAATATTATATAAACGTCAATTTGATTCATTTATTAATGATGCTGATGAAGTTCTTAATAATCAGTTTGATAATGCAATTATAGCTAAAATGGCTGAAATTTGGACTACAACGCATCCTGGTGAAGAAAAACGTGCACTTTTACATTATCAAAAATCAAATCAATTAGCAAATCAAAAAATAGTTGATGTTAGTGGTCCAACACAAAAAGAATTTACAGCTGAACCTGTAGTTGGTTATATGATGAGTCAACGCTTTCCATTTAATGAACGCTGAACATAATCAATTTGCATTTAACGGAGGCATGAATTTATTCAATGCAGATTCATCTCTTGCTGAGAATGAATACGCTATTGGAATAAATATTCGTGTGCGTGATAACACTGTTTATCCAATACTTAATCCACATGAATTTCGTTATTTACCACAAGGTAAACGGCAAGGATTATATGCAGTTGGTTCAATATTGATTATATTTATTGATGGCCAAGCATATTATAAATTATCTACTGGTTTGGTTTGGTATAATGTCATTAATTTACAACTTGATTCAACTGTTGATTATATTTATGGTTGTGCAGTTCCAACATCATTTAATAATTTTACTCGTTTACTTGAAACTAGTGGCGAATCTAACAGTGGTATTAAATTAGGCACAACAACTAATTCTGGCCTTCCTGGTGCGTTTGTTGTTCAAGATGGCATAAATCAACCATGGATAATTTATCCAAATGGTGCAGCAAGAGTTTTACATACTTATACCGAATGGATGCTAACTGATCGTGAGTATGTTCCTATTGGAAAACAAATGATGTTTTTCAAGGGCATTTTATATATTGTTGCGCCAGACAATAAGTCATTTTATCGTTCTGTAAGTGGCAGACCGCTTGATTTTGTTGTTAATATTGATGCATCCGGTTTTAAAGGTGGTGATGCAACAACTACAAGTCATTCAGTTGATTATAATGCTATTACTTGCATTACTTCACTTAATAATGATAGTTTTTTAGTAGCAACTGCATTTGCTTGTTATTCAATTACGCCAAATTATGATAACCAAATATTTGGTGAGCCTACATTTGATCAAGCTAGTATGATTTCTGCTGGAGTAGTTAATCAAAATTCATTCATTGAAATTCTTGGTGACTATGCATTTATTGATTATGAAGGCTTAAAATCATTTAATGCTGTTTCTCAAGTAACCATGGAAAATAAAATTAATGTATTTTCAATGCTTGTTAGTAAATTGTTTGCTGGTATTGTTCAAGATGTTTGTTGCGCTGCTACATTTGATAGTAGTGCATTATTTAGTTTAAAAACTACCTATGGTTATTGCATATTAATTTATGATTTGCTTGCACAAAAATTTGTGTCTATTGATATAACTGAAGCAGTTCAAATTAAACAGTTTGCAGTTATTTATACTGAAAGTGAACGAAAAATTTATGCAATAACTGCAAGTAAATTATTTGAATTGTTTGGCGATGCTGAATCATTTGCTACGCCTGTTATATTTACTCGTGCTTTTATAGCTACTAATTCAAATAGTCAAAAGCCATTAGAACAAAAGTCAGCACAATTAACTACATTCTTTTCAGATAGTAATAGTGATAGCACTGTAGTAGCTGCTGAAGTTGTTGATGAAAAACAATACAGCGCTAGAATAAGTAAACAACTTCGTCAAACTCTTAATGGAATTTTGTTTCCTGTGGCACCGCCAGTTTTTACAAATTCTAATAAAATATTGCAAGCAATTAATTTTGTTTTTATGGAGACTTTGAGAGGTTATAAAGTTTCATATATGATAACATGGTATAATGATGCAAGATTAATTGGTTTTTCAATAACGGCAGGAGCAGAAAAAACAATCAGTAATAATATTTAATATTTATGCCTGTAGCACCACTAAGATTATCATTTGATGCAATGCTTCCGACAGCAGAAATTTGGTTTGCAAACGCTGCTGCTTGGAATGCATACTGGACACGAGCTTACGTTACAATAACGGCTGCTAATTTACCATTAGCAACATTGACTGATGCTGGTGTTGTTAAAAAAGCTGCAAAAGGCACTGATTTTATTAATACTGTTCATACAGTAGCACCAATACGCATCTTATCTGATCAAGATGGTGATGGAATTGATGAAGAATATTATGTAGTTTCTGCACAAGATGCTGCAATGATTACAAATTGGGCTGCAAAAATTGAGTCATTAAGTGCAAATTATGCAGCCTTGAAAACTGCATTTGAAACTGCTGGAGTAATTGGATGAATCCAATAACGCTTGAAGATATTGTTAAGTTTGTTCTGGCTAATCGTCGCGGAAAAGTATTTAAAAATTGGTCAGAATTAGAGATTGCATGTCATGTGCATCGTTGTATGAAAAGCAAGACTGTAGCTATAGTAACTGCTGATGAAAACAATGATATTATTGGAGTTGCTACAGCATTATTACTTAATTGTTATACAATGCACATTGATAATATACTTACAATTAAGCGAGGCTTGATTCCATTTTTTATTCGTATATTACGAATAAATTATCCTGAAGTAACTAAAATACAGGGAGTAAGAAAATTTAAGAATAATATAGTTCATTATGATATTAACAAATTAGCGAAAGCAATATAATATGGCACTTAATGATCCGCCAGCACCAGCTACTAGTGAAAGCACAGAACAAATGATGCAAGCATATCGGGATTATCTTCCTGATATTTTGCGTATAACAGCCAATAATATTTTACCGATGGAGCAAGCTAAACTATCTGGTAGTGAAGCTGTGTCTCCAGGTTATGCTAAATTAAGCACTGATTTATTTGGTGAATATGGTCCACAACTTGCTAAGATTGGTAGTGATATTATTAAACAACAAGCTAACGATCAAGCATTGAGTGATTTATCTGTAGTTAGCGGACCAGGTCGTCAACTTGTTAATGAAGCTTTAACAACTGCAAAAGCTGCTGATCCAGAATATTATAATGTAAGAGAAGCTGCTGGTAATAAATTAAGTGCTTTGCTAGGTTCTATTAATCCAACTGGTGGTCTTGATGCTAATGAAACTGAAGCAGTTACTCGTGGACTTGCACAAGAGAATACACGCCGCGGAGTTGCATTTAATCCATCACAAACTAATACAGTTGCAAATGCAATGCAGTTTGGTAATGCTGCAATGGCTAAAAAAGAGAAAATTGGTAATATTCTTAATGCAACAACAAGCACAGCTCCAGCATTAAAGAGTGGCATTGATGTATTTCAAGTTGCAACAGGAAAGCCTAGTTATGCAAATCTTGGTGATACTAAATTTACTGGTGTTACTCCAGTAGGTAGTTCAACAGAACAATTCGGTGGTAATTTATTAAATAATATAGCAACATTACAAGGTCAAAAGAATCAAATTAATGCAGATAGACGTGATTCAATAGATAGAATTCATGAAGGATTTGCTGCAGTTGGATCATTATAATATGAAATTAGAAGATATTTATAAAGAAGTCTGTAATGGCAATGAAGAAGCATTGAAATTTTTGCTTTTGTGGAATGTCTATGTGCATAGAGTTGATGATGTTATTGATGATAAGTGTATAAATGCTGAAAAAATTATACGTGCTTTTCAATGTGCTGCCGAAGTTTTTAGTTTACCATTCTATCAACATTATTTAGCTGCATTATTTCCAATTGTATGTATTGTTACAAATATGTATTTGGATTCTGTTCAGTTTGCTACATCAGAAATAGTTTGGAAAACTACTGTTGCTGATACATTAAGATTTGCTGGTAATGAGATGGTAAATGCAATTGCAATGATTTGTGGTGGTTTTGACCATATGCGAAAATATTCAGCTATTTTACGAGAAACTTCATGGCAAGATCATCATGATAAAAACAATAACCCAATTTAAATATTATGCCTGAAAAACCAAAAAAAGGTCAATTTAAACGTGGCAATGGTGGTGGTCTTGGAGATTTAGTAAAAGGTGCCATTCTTTCATATTTTGGAGCACCTGAAATAGCTATTGCTACACAAGCAAAGCCTAATAATGGTCCGGGTGGTGAACTTATGAAAGAGGCTCCAGCAAATTTAGACAGCCCATATTCTAATGTAACTATTAAGAAGCCTGGTTTTGCTAGAAATTTAATTACTGGTGGTGCTGCTAATCAAAATTGGTCAAATGCCACAATGGATATTGCCATGCGACAAGCTGATTTTGAAGCTAATAAACAGTTAGCCAATATTCAGCAAGATTACGCATTAAAACGTCAGGAAATTGAAAATAGTAATTTAAGTGATAGAGATAAGCAACAGTATATATATAATTTAGATTTGCAAAAAGATCAAGCAACTAGGCAATCTGAACGAGATAAAAATAATGCTACATATCAAGTGCTTGCTCAACATGGCTTAACACCTTCTTTTGAAGAAGAGTATAATGCTGGCATTCGTCCATTAGTTACTAATTTAGTTTCTTCACAGGGTAATGCAACTATTAGTGCAAATAAAGAATCTGAAGCAAATTCTAGCTTTGGAGAAGAAAAAGCTAGACAAACTTTACGCACATTACAAACTCCTGCTGGAATTAAGAATCTTGAAGCTGGTAATTTAGCTACATTTGGTGCACCAGATTTACAAAAAAGACTTGGTGAACGTGAATTAAATAGAATTATTCCTCTTGGAGATAGTTTTTTTCAAAAGCCTGGTGAAACATTGCCATCATATATGCCAAAACCAGAAGCGCTGCATCCATTAGCTGCATTATTTCCTAATGAATTTGGTAATACAACTGGTAGCAAGAATACAGTTGCGCAAGCTTCAAGCATACCACCTGGTAGCATAGTAAAGAAAGTGCAACCAGCAACTAATTCACCATCATTAGTATTACCTGAAACAAATTATAATAAATTTGGACCAATGAACATTCCACAGCTTGCTGATCCACCAGATTTAAATCCAACAATAAATTTAACGCCACCATTTTATCAAATGCCACAAAGACCTCTTAGAAGTAATTTTGGTAGAACCGGTAGTTATTAAAATTAATATGCAAACTCCTCCAGATATTGATAATCAAGCTTTAATAAATGAGCTTGATAGTATAATGGCTGAAAGGCCAACTGCTGAGCAATTAAAAGAAGCACAGTTTTTGCGTAGTGAATTACTTGAGTTACCTACTGCTCAAAGACCAGCAAATTATAATGAATTATTATATGAAATAAATAGCATTATTAAATTAGGGGAACCTGCTGATAAAGGATCTGGACAATTATCTACACCAGTTAAACAACAAGAACCATTGTTTAATATAAAGAAGGAATATCCCCTTCCTCCGCTTCCTCCTCGTTTAACTGGTAATGAATATAAAACTCCTCCAGTTCCACCACGTTTAACTGGTAATGAATATAAGCAACCGCCAATACCTCCACGCATGACAGGCAACGAATATAGATTGCCTCCAATTCCACCATATCCAGTTAGAGGTATTTTGCCATCAGACACTCCACAATTATCTAGTCCACCAGATCTTGATCCAACTGTAGGACAGCAAATCATTAATGAAATAAATGCAAATGATCAAGCAATGCAAAAATCGCAAGGTTGGAGAAATTATCAAATGGGTCAAATGCAGAATGAATTTAATAAACCACAACTTGAACCAGCATTTACAAAATCTAGAATATTTGATCGTGCTAGAAACGCTAAGGCAGCATCACTTTTAACAGGGAGATTTTAATGCCACAATTCTTAACAGAACAGCAGCGCAGAGATATTGTTGCAAAATTTGGATATAATCCAGATGAATATGATTATGTTCAATTTGATGGTTCTCCATTTCCAGAGCCGCCTCCTCAGCAAGAAGTTCCTAGTATTGAACCACCAATGAGTTTTGGTGATGCTTTAACAACAAGTTTAAAAGATAATGCTATTTCTGGTGCGGCAGCAGCGTTAGGAACTGTTGCCGCTAGTAGTCAATTAGCACATTTTTTTCCTGGTGCTGGAACTGCTGTTGCTATTGGTGTTCCACTTATTACTGGTTTTGGCACAGCTATTTCAGCAAGATTAGCTCAAGATGCTATACGTAGAAAGTTACAAACTGCTGAAGTAGCTGCTGCATATGAAGCTAAAATTAAAAAAGCGCGTGAAGATCAATTCGCTGCTTCATTAATTGGTGAAATAGCGCCTAGTTTTATTGCAGGTGGTCCAATATGGGGAAAAGAATTGGGTAATCTTGGTAAATATATTAGTAGATTGCCACGTAGAATTATTGGTAAAACAGGTGAAACTATTCCACAAGCAGAATTTAATGCAGCGTTAGGTTCAGCTGTTGCTACTGGAGTAGGTGCTGGAACTGAAACTTATGCACAATATCGTAATAAAGAACCAATCAATTTAGGACGTATAGCTGGCGCGGCAGTTGGTAATTTTGCAATGTCTGGTAGATTATGGAATAATAGGCTTAATCGTAAATTAGGTGTTAGATTTGATGAACCAACAGCTACTCCATTGACAGGTCAAAGACAAGCTCCAGAAACAGATATTGATGTAGCATTAAGTCAGGCACCAGATATAACTCCATTAAGCAGAGCACAAATTACACGTAATACTGCTTTGGGTGTTAGTCCTGAAACACTACCAGCAAATTTACAAGCTCAAATTGCAAAACAATTACGTATTCCTATTGATCAACCAATTAGAACAACTAGTGCAAAAGGCAAAGAAGTCAAAGGTGTGCGTCAAATTGATCCAACTACAGGACAACCATTGCGTCGTTATACGGAAGCTGATTTATTTAAAGCTAATGAAATTACACGTCAAAATGCTGGAATAAATAGACAAGAGGAAGCCGAAATTGAAGCACGACAACAGGCAGCCAGTGAAATTGAACAAACTAATTATGAAAAAAAGCTTCAAAAAATTCGTGCAGAAGTTGATGAAGCAAATAAAAGAAATCAACAAACGTTAGCTGATTATGAAACAAGTAAAAAAGCACCAATACAAAAACAGAATGTTCTTGATTGGCGTTTACGTAATTTACATAATACAATTAATAATGCTCGTTTAACTGGTTCAGAACAAAGACCACCAATAAAAGCTATTGAAACAGAACCACCGCCATTGCTTAAACCAGAATCACTTTCTAGTGCTGAACAAATTGAAGCAGACATTGATAAAAGTTTATATGGCACAAGGTATCAAGAGCCTAAAGAGAAACCATATAATGAATTAACGCCAGAAGAAGCTATTGAATATAGGAGGCGTTTAGCTATACAACGCGGTGTTATTAAAGTTCATGAAAATGGTGAAGTTACTGGATATTTTAAGGCTGATGCAAATGGTAATCCTATACGTGATAATCGTGGACATTATATACCTGATTCAAATGGCATACCTATACGTATGGCAGGCGTAACTTATGTTAGTGATCGTGTAATTGTTATTGATGCAGAATATTATAATCCTGATACATGGCCACATGAATTAGGCGAATTGTTTTTAAATGATCTTAGTCAATCTACCAGGTTACAAGATACTGATTTGTATAATAAAGGTTTAAAACTTGCTGATGGAGATCGAGAAACTCTTGCTGAAGGTGTTGGATTAAGAGCACATGAATTAGAGAAGTCTCGTATTCGTAAAGAACATACAGAGCAATTTAAACAATGGCTGCAAGACTTTTGGTCTGCAGTCAAAAATAGGTGGGGTGGTGCAAAAACAAATGATATTCAAGCATTATTAGCTCGCAGATTGCATGATGATGCGCCGTATAATGAAACATTTGGTCGGCAAAAAATGTATAGCAATTTAGCTAAAGCTATTGAGCAAGCTAGTGTTGCTTTTAAACAGCCTGGAAAAGCATGGAATAATATTTTAACAAGTTGGGCGAGTAAGGGTTGGATTATTGGTAAAGATGGCGTGAAAAGAAAGGTAAACCGGGCTGAAATTCGTGATACAAAATTAGCTGAAATACTTAATAGTGATAAGCTGTTTACAAAAACTGATATAATCAAAGCTATCCAAGATGCTGAAAGCGGCCAAATGATTCATGAGGCTAGTAGTGAGATATTTGGAACTTATCATACTGGTAATTGGTTTGGAAATCCTAAAGATACACTTGTTCTGACCGATAAGGGAATTAAAGTTTGGTCAGATGATGATAGCACACATTATGGTAAAGCTAATCCTAATGTTGATATTACAGAAATTAATAGAAAAATAAAACAATTAGAAGCTGAATCTAAAGTTATAATTGCAGCTAAAAATAGGCTTGAATTACATAGTCGAAATATAGATAATTTACCTTTTGATTCTCCTGAAGTTCAAGAAATTTTAGCTTTACGTAATACTTATATTGAAAAGCTGAATAAAATAGGCGATGAATTACAAAAATTACGTAATGAATCAAATATTCAACAAGATCCTGAAAAAAGTAAAACAATTGCATGGGCAGAATTAGCTACAGTTAAAGATGCAATTACTGGAGAAGATATTCTTGTTGCCACTGAATTGCAGTCTAATAGACATCAAACTGGACGAGAAGAATTGTATAATGATCCAGAAGAAATAGCTAAAAAAACAGCAGCTTATAAGCAACAAGTGGCTGATTGGGAAGAAATTCAAAAACTTAGAACTGAAGCAGTTGAATTACAAGCTGAACATGATAAATTTAACTCTAAATTAAATGTTTTATATAATAAATATCAAAAAGCTTTAGAAGATCTTAGAAGAGGCGGGGAAACTGAAGAGTTGTTTAAAATTTACAATGAAGCGTTTCAAAAATATGAGCAAATGCATACGCAATCTAATGATATTTTTGATAAATATTATACTATATCAGAAGCTGCAGCTGAAAAATCTGATGCTTATAAAGAAAAATATGATACATATAATGTTGATACAAAACCACGGCCAGAATCACGCATTTTAAGCATTGATGAGATTGATAAAGATTGGAAAAAAACCAAAGTTTTATTTGATGAACATCAAAAACTACAGGGAATTTTATCACATACTAGTGAAAATTCGCCAGAATATGAAAAGGCAAAAATTAATAAAAACATAGCTTACGAAAAGTATAGAGATGCAACTAATAAATTTTTTCATGACTATGATTATAGTTTTGTATCAGATAGTAATCCAGCCGAACCTATTTCAGCAGAAAAGGTAAAAGAGTGGGAAGAGATTAATGAAGCTTTAAGTGATTATACTACTTTTAATGCTCATAGTGATCCTACAATATCATTTGTTATGGTTAATATAACGCGCCAAACAAATCTTGATATTATTAATTTTATTAAAAAGCATGGTAATATTAGTGTGTTTGATATTAAAAATATATTAAAGCAGAATGATTCATCGACAGCTTATAATTATTTAAATCGTGCAATTAAAGAGAATGACTCTGAACTTAATAATAAAGTATCAGAAGAATTTACTTCATTAATTAAAAAAGAAATTAAGCTTAATGATCTACGTAATACATATGTGAATAAATATGGTCATTTTGATGCTTATAGACCTGCTTCATTGGTAGATAAATTAAAAGAAAATTTAGTTCCAATGGCACCATATCGGGAAACTGAAGAATGGTTCAAACGAATGCTAAAAGGAATGATAGATTATGCTGTAAGAAAAGGTTACAAAAAAGTTGGCTGGGTTAATAGTAGTCATGCTCAAAATATACAAGACTCATATGATGAAGGTAAATATGAAAAGCCTTATGATGTAATTTATCCTAAAGCTGTTAATGCATATTTAAAAGAAATGGGTTGGAATCAACAAGTTAAAAATACAGAAATTCAACACCAAAATAATCCAGCATCACGTATAGAAGCTGATACTATATTTGAATCAGATATTGTCCATACTATTGAAATTACGCCTGAAATACATCAACAAATAAAAAATAAAGGCCAAGCATATTTTCAGGAACCAAAAAATAACTATGCGGTGCGTAAATTACAAAAAGAATTAGCAATATTTACTCGTGATTTAATTAAATCTAGAGTTCTCTATCCTGATACAGTTGCAGTTAAAGATTTAGTAGATGAAGGTGTAGAATTACTTGGAATATATCATCCAATACAAGGTCAAGCTGTATCAATAGAAAACAGTCCCACTACAGCATTTCATGAAAATTTACATAAAATTCATCATCAATTATCTGATGACTTTCGTGCCTTAATTAAATATAGAATAGAACATGATAATACTGGATTTATAAAATACGCTGTGGATACATTAACTGATGAGTATAAAAGAAATTATCAGTTAACTTTATACCCAGTGCAACAAAAAAACTTAGCAGATTTTGATCAATTTGATACAAAAGGCAAAGTTAGTGTTATTTTTGATGCTCTTGATGAAATTTTAGCTTATGGTATAGATAATGATACCGTAAATAGCAAACAATTAAAAAATATTGTTACAGGTTTTTATGGTCCAGAAATGCTCAAAATATTTACGAGAGCAAATATATCTCCGCGTGATTACCCACGCTATAATCCAGATCAAAATGCTTACTATCAAGAATCAAAAACATTTAAATACGGAATGCCTGGATTTACTGGAGTAGTTGATAAAATAGCAAAAACATATGGCAAAGCTGGTGAATTTCTTGCTGGAGATATATTTGAACCAATGCTTATTAATAGAAGAGAATTAATAGGTAAGTATCGTAATGCTGCTATTGATTTAATTAAACCATTCAATAAAGCTGAACGCAATCGTATTAATCAATATGGACAAGAAATGTATAAGAATGGTAAATCAACAATACAATTAACACCAGCCGAAGAAAATGCTTACAATAATTTGCGCCAGCTACTTGTTTCTGCTGCACAGCAACAACAAGTGGAAGGTCCGTTAGTGCGCGAATATGATCAAAATGGTAAAATTACATTTCGCAAGCGTGGTATAGATAAAAATTATTGGATGATTTCTATGCCAAAATTGAGTGTAATTCAAACACTTCGCGAAAAACCATATAGTTCAGCGGCACAACAACTTCGTGAAGATTATGTAAATTACTTTATTAATGATCCTCGTTTTAATGGTAACAGACAAGCTGTATTAGCTGAATTGCAAAAGAATCTTGATATGTTTCCGAAAGAAGGTTCAGCAAGATTCATTGGAATTCGTCTTGCAAAAGGTAAGGGAATTCCTCCATCATGGCGCGAGGATAGGCTTGACAGATTGTTTGAGCGTTACTTTGTAAATTTTGCAGATGATATGGCTTACTATAAACATGTCGAAAGTAATCCACATGCACGTAGTTTACTTAAAGTAACAGATCAGTTTGGTAAACATAGTGATGTAAAAGATAAATTACCTGATGGAGTTACACCAATTTATAATTTGTCTGGTTCACCTCAAGTTGAAGCAGTTATGCGTTTTATTAAGGGAGCTTACACTGGTCAAGATATAACATTGGATTCGGTAAATAGATTGGTAAGAGCTGGTATGCTTCAAACTGTAACAGGAATTGGTGATTTACTTACATCGCCAGGTTTAGCTTTATCACAAATTCCATTGCGTGATTTCCATGAGTTTTTCCGTGGTGCATTTTATGTTCCAACAGGTGTTAAAATAGGTAAGGAACAAGGTATTATTTCTAGTAGATCAGTTGCAGCACTTGAAAGTGGAATGGATACAATGGCTGCTAATACTATTCATGAAGTAATGAATAATGTTTCTGATACTTTTAATCGTTATACGGGGCGCGAATTACTTGAAAATATAAGTCGTGGTATATTAACTTCAGGTGGTAAATTTGTTGCGCTTGCAGAAATTCCGCGAGCAATTAAAGGTGATAAAAAGGCTATTAAATTTTTTGAAATTAATGGACCAAAAGACTGGAAAACATTATTGCAAAAAGGTGATTTTAAAACATTATCAGATAAGACTGGTGCCAGAATAGCTGAATTAACTCAACAATCTTATGATGTTAGAGATTTGCCAACATGGGCACTGGAAGGTAAATTATCGCCATTCTTTGCAATAGCTAAATGGAATATTGGCAGGGCAAATAATTTTGCAAAATATATTATTAATCCTGCAATGAAAGGTGATTTTGCTCCAGCTATTAAAGCAATATTAGGTGGATTTCTTAGTGCAACTGCATTAAATGAAGTGCGTCAATATTTGTTTAAACGTAAACCATCAGCGCCAGAATGGAAAGAATTGATTGAAGCCGGACCAAGCGCGGGTTGGGATGATTGGGCTTATAAAATGGCTACATTGTCAAGTTATGCCGGATTTGCGGGCATTGTAGGTGATATGGCGCGTATTGGTTTTGATATAAGTCATCGCGTAAAACCACAGGGTTATAATATGCAACTTGCAGATTTGGTTGGCAATACCTTTGATATTATACAAAATGCAACCATTGCTATTCAAGATGGAGATAATCCTTATGATGTTTTGTATAATACATTGAAAGAATTAGCTGAATCAAATATACAAGTTGTTAAATTATATACAGCTTCAACTCGTAATGAAGCTGAACAACAACATGTTAAAGCACAAAATTATAGACGTGATTTGAGAACATTTGAATACTTACATGATTATCCATATGATAAGCTTAGTGGAACTATTGGTAACAGAGTAGGCGGCAGTAAAATTAAAGAATTCAAACGCACGCCAGATTTACAAAAGGCTGCACAATTACTTCAGCAGGATATTATACCAAGTGAAATAGCAAGGTGGCGTAATAAACCTGAAGTTTTAATGCGTAGATTACGTAGTTTGAAACAAAATAGTTACCAAACATTTCCTAATATTGAAGAACGCCCAATTGAAGCTTTAGAATATGCTAGTTTTGTTAAACGTGTCAGGGGACAAAAAAACCTGCAAGATATGTTGCAGGATTATTTGAAACAAAATGCTTTAAATAAAGCAAAATCATCATTTGTGCCAGTCAAGTAAAATATTCCCATTAATAAAATTTATAACTTTTTCAACCATACTTTTTTTGCTAGGCTTTATATTTTGTTCATCAAATTGTAAAGCCTCTTTTACTTCTTTACTCATTATATTAATTGCACACCAAGGATCATTTGGTGTATATATTGGAGTATCATCCATATTTGATAATGTAAATTTAATTGATTTTGCATAGAAAATTGTTATTGACATGGCTGGTAATGTAACACGCAAAATATAATACGGTTTTATAACAACATTTGTTATAAAAGTTTTTAAACCTGTTTTTATATGATCTGGATTAATATTTCTTATATCTTGATATAAATAGTTTTGTGCACAATATAAAATTAATTTGTTTCTATCTGCATATGTTGAACTTATTTTAGTTGATTCTATTCCTAATGTTCCAATATAATTGTTAACAACATTTGGATCATGATCTGCATTAATATCAAAACCAACAGGTCTTAATTTATTATATATAAATATCATTTTATATCCTAATTCGCTCATATTTTCCACTGATTGGCTTTATTTTTCCACTTAATACTAAATATTCTACTGCTTGATTTGTTGTTTGTTCATCGGCCCAATCAAATGATTTAACTACTAGCATTTTCAATGACATCGGGCCGCAAACATCTAATAAACTCATTAGTCTATCAGCATGTTCTGCA